ACTCTATACCTGTATCCTTATCCGTTACAATATCCGTATCTGCTGTATGTAGTGCCACCTGTATGTGCAAATCCCAAGCCTGCGCTATGTGGTTTAAATAATATAACAAGTCTAATATATAGTCAGCAATAGACTTCTTCCTATCCTCTTCACTCTTTCTTAACATAGTTAGTGGGTCAATTAGTAGTATATCCAACTTCCAACCCAGCTCTTTACAAGCTGTGGCTAACTGTTTAAACATCTCCTGAGCAGAAAACTCAACTGCATCCTTGCCTATAACAGGGGGGTCTAAAATTAGAAAATGTTCATTTAAGAAGTCCAGCGATTCCATCCACTCCTCATCTGAGGCTTTCTGAGCCCCTATTCCGTGCAACTTCTTTCCCATAACTAATTGACACAAGTAGCTAACTAATGCGTCCCGTCCCCCACTTTCTGGGGAATATATTGCTATCTTAGCGTTATACTTTTTAGCTATATATATGTACGTATTTAAAATGAAACTCGACTTTCCGGAAAAAGGTTCAGAATATATATAAGAAGTGAACCCTTTCTTCAGACTAATATAATCCTCCGCACTTTTAAAACCTATTTCGAATCCTCTCTCAAAAGTCTCATTCCTCTTATCTAAAACTTCCTGCCTAAATTCATTAACTCTAAAATATGCCTTACTCATCTTAACGGATTAAATTTACCTAAACTATTCTTTAATTTTTGTAGATTAACATCTTCCTTTGTCCAGTTCTTAACCTTCTCCTTAAATACCTTGTTTCTTTTAGGGGAGAACCAAGTCCCCAACCTTCTAGGTATAGAGAACTTGGGCATCTTATAAAACGGTTTTCTTTCTGTGTAGTATTTAAAGAACTTATACAGCTCACGTTCGGGGTACTTGCCTTTGTACCCCATCACCTCGTTTTTAAACTTTTGTATTTTATCCTCATCCATACTACAAACTTACTAGTTTTATTTTAAAGTTCCTAATTATTTATCACTTTCTCTCCTAATTTTCTCTATTAACCACTCTAACTCATCTATCCTAATGTTAAGTGAGTATATCCTCATCTCGTTAAGTCGTTTAGTCAACTTTTTGGAAGTATCTTCACTAATCTTAGATTTTAATTCGTTGAGCCTATCTTTAATTACTTTACTCTGCATATTGTTTTAACAGTTTTAAAGCCCAGTTGGCATAAGCAATAATCTTTTCAAAATCTTCCTTGTCTTGACCCTTCTCCCTCCAATTGTACTTGTCAATATTCCCTTTAGCGAAAGCTAGGCACTCTTCCGGAGTACAGTTAGCCTCCATCCTAGCAAACGTATCAATCCCCTTAGAGTAATGGCTTGGTTTAGAGTCCACATTAAACGCCTCTTCTCTTCTTTCTTCGTAAATTCCAGATTCTTCATCAGCACTCATCATCTTCTCTAGTAACCTTTTCTGAGTCTGTTTTTCACTATCATCCCTCAAACCTAAGTGTTCAATAAACGTGCTGGGAGTCATGTAGTATGGTGAAGCATAAAGTAGTATTGGATCAAAACTCTCATAGGCTGTAAAAGATGTGTCTTGAGGATTAACCGCCTTGTTGGAGAAATAATGGACTTTTGACATGTCTTTACGTTGACCCTCTCGCTTACCTTTGTAATTTTCAAAAAGTTTCTCTAGCTACTTGGGTTGCAACTTCTTTCAACTCTTCTTCTGATAGGTATTTCGATAGAACCTCCAAGTCTTTTAATTGTGTATTTTCCATAATGTCTATAAAAATAAAAACCGCTGAGGATTTATTTCCCCAACGGTTCAAATGTAATAATAATATTTTAAGTTTCCTAGTGTTTCGTAAAATAAATTTTACTCACAGGCGTATGAAACATACTTGAGGAATTTTCGAATTTCTTCTCAAACCTCTCCGGTCGGTAATTCCGACCTCTAATTAATTTTAACTTTTAGCGTGTTTAGCTATAGTGTGTGCCAAGTCCTCCCATAGCCAAGCGTCCCACTTTGCTATCTTAGCCACATCCTCGGGGTTATTAATAAAACCTAACTCCACAATAGTAGCTGGTGATTTAGTGTTTAATATGCCTAACCTACCTCTAGCGGAATCTGACTCCCCTTTAACTCCTCTGCTACGCAACCCTGTGATAGAAACAATAGTGTCTAATATATCCTTAGCTAACTCTTTAGACTTTTGACTAGCGTTGTTAGATATAAGGGTTTCTACTCCTGTTGCTGTGTTAACCCCTGCGCTATTATAGTGAAGGTCTACAATTAAGGAATTACTACCTTCTGTTTCTTTAATCCACTTTATAACTTGAGAAAGGGTGTGTGAATCATCATCGTTAAGCACTATCATATCTGGATAATGCTTTTTTAAGAAGTAGGTAATGCCTTTCTTAGCTTCTATTGTTAGGTCTGCCTCCTTTAGACCCCCGGAAACAGCTCCGGGGTCTTTTCTATGGTGTCCTGCGATTATATATACTTGTCTCATATTAAGGTGTTACTATAATACCTGCTGTTCTCATCTTAGCTAACAGTTCGTTAATTTTAGCTTTGTTGGCATTAGCAAGTGCAATTGCTGTGACTTCATCAGTTGCATCGGCTGTGGTTATATCATTAGTTATCGCAGCTTGTTTTACAACACCAGCCTGAGAAAAGGTAGCCTCTGCTCCTATTTCAATCCATTGGGAACCTACTCCCTTCCACCCTAACCTAGTGCCCGTAGAAGAAAAAACAAAATCTCCACTAAAATCAGGACTTCCTGCTGGAGCAGACCCCCTTATTTTATGATTTAATTGCCTGTAAGGTATGTACGTAGCAGACCCATCCAAGGAGTACACTTGAAAACTCTTAATGACAGCTGGAGACTGATACCCCACTATAAAAAATTCTACCCTAGCCACACTCTCGTCCAACATGACATACTGCATTATAGCCCCCAGATCCCTGTTAGGGTGAGTCCCGGTAGGTATGGTGAAACTTCCTCCGAAGAAAGAAGATTGTACAACCCCGTATTCGTTTATATTAGTGTCCCCGTATCTAGAGCTGATTCTTACAATACCTAAGTCAGTTAGATTGCCTCCGGTGTCGTTTTTAGCTACTACATAAAGTCGTCCCGCAAACTCCCCCTCATAATCCACAGCTACGTTAAACCGCTTTCTTTTAGAACTGTCCACCACTACCCCTACTCCAGCATTAGTAGGTATGGATACACTATTTACATTTAAAGTAACTCCTGATAAAGAGGTGGTAGGGGAAGAGCTACTAGTATTCTGGAGCGTCAAGTCCCCGTAAGCTGTAACTCCTGAAGTGGCTGAATACATCTTATTTCTCAAAGGCCCTGAATCGTAGACTAGCCAACCTAACTCTTCTTGAGGCCCGTGAGCACCATTACTGAAAACAGTGGTGGGGAATAGCCCCAAATCTCTAACTCTAGTTTTATATGTACCGAAAGGAGTGGTGAAGCTACAATGTACATAATTGGAAAAACTGTTATTATAAGTCTCCGCAGTTACAGTGTTATTCTCATCTCGTATATTCTTAAAAAAATTCTGTCTACCGTTTTCTATTTTAATAGGAATGGCTTCTGCTCCCCCTGTTAGTACGTCAGCCCTAAATTCAAAAGAGGTTCCGTCAAAGGTGTTGTTGTTCTGTAAGTACCCATCTGAAGATCGGAATACGACCCCATACCTAGTTTGGGAATTTCTCCCGATATTGGTAGCTACCCATAAACGACCCCCAATAAATTTATTAGAATTACACCACCCTCCGTCCTTAGATTCTAAGGATATTTGCTCTAAACCATGTGCCACTTCCCCCAGAATAACCGTGTTGTAGGCGTTACCTCTTGCAGCGTCCCCAGTCATAATTAAGTTCTGAGTAAAGAAGGTGGCCTGAGTAACTACAATATCTGATTCGTAACAATTTATTAAAGTTATCCCTACGTATTGGTTTTCATCGCTCCAGTCTGACCTAGCATCTTCAGACGTAGTTACTCTAAGTCGGTATCTAGTTTTAAAACTTTGTACTTGTTCTCTACCTATAACAAGCATTCTTTTGTTAGTAGAACCTATAGAGATTATAGGGGAATCCATATCTACAGATATGTTGTTATCTACATAAACCGTCATAGAGGCAGCGTACCCCGAGCTAAATGGAAACTTTAATACTGGTCTTGTATTTATAACTCTGGAACAATAATCGGAAGCCCTCTGAATGGCATACCTATCATCTGTAACCCCATCCCCAACGGCCCCAAAATGCTTAACATCGACTTCTTGATCAAAGCTCCTAGTAAACTTAACCCCGCCTACTTCTATCACAGACCCCCCGTCATCTTCATATACGGTGCTTGAAATATTAAAACGTACTGGGTCGTTAAATTTAAAATTTTCATAGTACCCATTTAACTTAATCCCCTTATAGTACCCCATCTGAAGTAAGAGAATCTCTGTAGAAGATATATCACGCATCTCCTGCATGGTGTCTTTTTCTAAGAACAACTCTCCCTCGTTAGGTAGGTTAAGTTTAAAGTAAGAACCTACGTACTGCGATAAACTAGAGTCCGCCCCTGATGGTAGAGCTTTGAGTTTGAAATAAATACTACCGTCCGCTTTAGAGTCATCCATAGCAGTCCCATCGTACCAAGTGTTAACTAAAGTAGCACTGTAAGATTCGTTAGCTCCGAACACAGGAATACTAACTCTCTTCTTTCGGATATTATGTATTACAACCTGTCCGTCAGGGTATTGTATCATTGATGCACGTTGTACCGTTGCCATATTTTAAATTCCTTTATAGTTATCCCTTATTCAAATAAATCCTCATCAGTTTCGGGAGATGAGTTTCCCTCTGCTATGATAATAGTTTCTTGCTCTACAACGAACCTATTACTTACCTCGATAGGCTTCTCATCCTCGCAACCCTTACAAGGACCAGAGGCTCCTGTTGTACTTTTATTTACTTTGTTTGAACCCTTCATCTTTTAAAATTTTAGTAGCGTGTTTTTAAACTTGACCTTATCTCAAGTGCTCTGTTATGTATCCTACCCAAATCTAATGTACTCACCGTGTGGGCGTATTGATTATTAAAATAATACTCACGAGGGGGTAAGGTAAAATCACTTAAAACTTCTAAGTAATACATTAGTTCCAATTCCTCATCCATGTCCTTATTAGACCCACCTCTTGTATTTAGTTTAGAGGTAGTTTCTGCCACGTGTAGGAACGTTTCACACACACTATCATAAACATTTTGTATCTCGTCTTTATTTAAAGTCATGTTGTTCTCTTTTAAAGTCCTAACCACCCAATTATTTGAACATTCTCCACCAACAGTCTGTTACTTTCTAAATAACTTTTCTGTTCAAAAAGGATAGAAGAGGCTTGTTTGTTGGTTAGTAACTTAAGGCAAGCTCTTTGTCTTTCATCTAGTCCGGGCCTGTAGTACGACTTCTCTGTTAGTATAGTAGCTATCTTACAAATGGCTTGTTTAGTTCTGAAATCGTTGTACAATTTAAGGTTGTCTACTAAAGACACTACAGCGTTATCAATATCCCTATGTAGGGGTTTGTCTAAAAACAGTACAGTTCCTCCGTTAGTACTACGATCCTTAAGGAATCTGTAACCGATGTTATCTACTATAAAGCCGTCATAGTTCTCTAGTATCCCTATAAAGCCCTCTCCAATTACGAAGGGCTCCCCCTCATTACCTTCAAAGGGGTTAACGAATGCTCCTATCCATGCGTTAATATCGATAACACCGTCTCTAAAGGTTAAGTATCCTTGGTCGGACTCTGTGATACCTAATTTGTAGGAATCTAAATCAAACACTTTACCGTTACCAATTTGCCCAGCTGTTGGTGTAGTAAAATACTCTGGGTGGTCTGGGTCAACTTGATTCTTAAATACAGTCACCCCACTCTCTTTAGTAGAGAAGGGGTTGGTTACTTCAACAAGTACCGTGTCCGCCTGATTTTGAAATGGGGCGTCCTCAGGCTTCTCGTATTGAAGCGTTATTTTTCTTGCGTTAAGGTCGCTGTTTATAAATTTTAACATGTTTAGTCTAATATTGTAAAGTCTATCTTCCCTGTTTTTTTAGAGTTAGCTAATACCTTCTCTAGTTGTTTAAAGTCACAGTTTATAATCCCATGTTTATCGAAAAACATCTTATATGTAGTCTTACTTCCTTTTGTTATAGGTAATCTAGGGTTCATAAAGCACATAACTAATTTTAATTCTGGGTGTTGTTCCTGTATTAAAAGGTACTTCTGCCTCTCTTGTAAATCCCTAAAACGTCCCTTAGTTTCTATAAAGTACTCTATACCCGTCTTTTCACATTTAACAATAAAATCGGGGAGGTACTTACTGTTTTTAGCTGGGATAGTATACTCAATACGCTTACTCTTGTCCTCGTAAGAAACCTCCACCTTATGTTTTGCAAATAAATCCGCTGTCTTATCTTCGAACTTGGACCTAGTCCTTAACCCTAAATTATTAGTAGGCCTATTCTTCTTTATACGAGTGGTTGTGCTAACTCTTTTCTGTTTTGCTTTAATTGCCTTTTGTCTGCTTGTCAAAATAGTTCCCCTTTAAAATTTGTCTCCTCAAAGATAGTTATTTTAAGGTAAAGTTTTGTTAAGGGGTCAAAAGCCCGGTTAACCGGGCTTTTCTTATGAGTCTATAATATCTTGAGATCTGAACTTAGTTAGTATCTCCTGAACCTTCGTCTTTAACGCATTGGCTAAAGCAATGGCTGTAGCTTCATCTGTAGCATCTGCTGTAGTTATGTCACTAATGGCTGTGGACTTTTTCATTAATCCTGCCGAAGTGGTTGAAGCTGGAGATGGCTGATTTATTTGCTCCCAGCTAGACCCATTCCACCTTTGTTGACTATTAGTAGTAGTTAGGTAGAATTTTTGTCCCACGTACCTATAATTTAGAGCTGGCCTGTCTGACACAGTTCCTTCTTCTTTTATAAAGTCGTTGTTAGCAACTAACTTAGGTGTCGCTGTCTCAGTAAACCTAATTCTAACTCCTGATTTAGTAATGTCCCTGTTATTGATAATAGTCACGTCTGGTGTGTCAGCTACATAAGCTAGTACAGCGTTAGTACAGCCTATTAGGTTATTGCCGTCTATAACAAGTTTTACATTAGTTAAAGAGGCTAAGGAATTTCTTATTATACCAAAAGTAGATTGCCTTGTGTAATTTTCAAAAGTATTTCCCACAAAAGACCAAGTCATTGGTGTGTTAACATCAGATTGCAAGTTATTATCAAAAGGGACTCTAGTCCCCGTATACTCAAAATTGGAGTCTATAAATGTATTGTAATTGAAATTAATATCTACAGCATCTGTAGGTTGAACTCTGTACAAATTGTAAACCCTACATCTAGTCATTTCTCCCGGGATATGGGAAGATGTGTACGTCTTTAGGTTACCTTCTGGGTGCCTGATAACAGCACCCTCTATCTTAACAACTCCTCCCCCGTTTACATCATCAAAAGTACCTCCATTTATATAACATCCTCTTCCTAGAGCCATGTGATCTTTTACAGTTAGCGGGTCTGGTGTGCTATTATCGGCCCTAGCTGCAACAGAATATATTGTTTCCGTAGATGTTTTGAAAGTACAGTTGTTTAATACATGGGTAAACTCTTCACCTTCTTCAAGAAGTACTCCCCTATGGCAATAAGGACAAGTATTTGGATTTCTCATTATATCTATATTTTATCTTACATGAAAGATGAACCACCTGTTGCTGTTAACTTCACACTATCATCATAGGTTGTCTCACCATCTCCAACCAACACCTCTACAGATCCGTCAAATCCTCTCATAATAAACAAAGTTCCTTCCGATAAAGGAGAAGTCTCTCCTGACATAATAGATGCATAAACGTCTGGAGCCTTGTTCTCTGAGATGTCGTAGATTGTTTTAATCTGCTGTTTGTCGATTCGAGCATCTCTTAATAGTAATTCTATACTTCTTGACATGATTTCGTTTTCTTATTTTATTTCTTAAATACAATTTTTCTAATTCCCCAAATTAACAATAAAACTCCTCCAGCTACTCCTATACAAAGTGCTATAATAGCTAAGAAGTTGGCCTCTGATTTAGTGTCTGTGTCTTTAGTTTCTTCTTCGTACTCTTTACGTACATTTACGGCTTTATCTTTTTCTACTTTGTCTGTTGAGTCTCTTTCCCGTTCTTTAGTTTTATCTATTGTCCTTGTCGTCTTTGTAGTATTCTCCTCTATCACCTCGGGGGTCTCGTAGATTATTTCAAGTGCTTTTCTTAAAGAATCTAATTTTAATATTAGAGATCTTCCCTCGGAATCTTTAATTTTAGCTACACCGTACTCATCGAAATCACCTTCTTTCACAGTAACTGAGGTATTAGTACCTTTTGTAGTTTTCTTAGTAGTTTCCTCTACTACCTCAGTGTTAACGTCTTTATCAACTTCCTTCTCCTTGACGAGAACTTCTTCTCGTTCTGATTCTACGTACTCTACTTGTACGGACTCCTGAACCTCGAACTTAGATACTGACTTGCTTTTATTCTTAAATACTCCGCAAGAAGTAAGGAATAATGTTGCTAGTACAATAGCTAGTAACCTACCCACGTTTTGTTTACTTAACTCCATCTCCCCCTCGTTTTAAAATTTGAGTGTAATGGATCAAACTGTCTAAGCTAACATTTAATTCTTCTACAGTATTCATTTCAAATAATGTTTTACTGGTCTTAGGTTGCCACTCCGAAGTACTTTTAGAGCTTATGCTAAGTGCAGATGAAGTCATTAATGCGAATAGACATATTACCTTCTTACTTAGTGTGTTGTTACATTTGTACATAATTTATTTTACCTCCTTCTCTGGGACCTCTAACGACTCCCGGATTATGGTTACTGTACTGTCTACTTTGTTTTTGGTGGGGGTTAGTTGTATCTCAGTCTGTCTCCTAACCTCCTCTATGATTATCTGACTGTAGTCTTTAGTGTTTTCTATTAATTGATTACCGAGGTAGAAGTTTAGGGCTACGGAGGCTGTCAGAAGAACGGCTTTGGTGTCGGTTATGACCATCTTAACTATATTTAAGAATCCGTCTATCTTCCTATCCACCATGTCCTTCTTCCCCTCGGAGTTTGTTAACTTATTTGCATCCATTACATACTTTCTGGTTAAATGTGATGCTACAAATTTAGTTAAAATATTATGGACTATTTCTTTGTGCTTTTTCCCCCACTTCCGTTACGTGCTCTATTTCTCTTCTGAGTCTCTAGGGTAGTTTTACCGTTCTTTTTGTGGCTCACATCTTTCTTATCCCCATTGCCATAAGTACCTCTTTTCCTATTTTCTTTATTAAGTTCTGCCCGGTACTTCTTTCTTTCTGGGGTTGCATGGTATGCCTTATCGTAAGCCTTCTTCTTGCGAATACTCTCTTTACTCATACCTCTAGCTTTATATGACGGGTGCTTACCAGCATTACTGTTTCTTTTAGATTTACCAGTCTTAGTTCCCGCTAACTTATTTCTTACCATGTTCTTTATATTTAAGAAGGGGGGTTGGTTACTCCCCCTTATCTGATTTCATAGATTTTATTAATAACTCTCCTTCTCTCGTACTTTTACTAACTTCTTTGTAGATCTCTCTAGTTATAGTCTCTCTAACGTGAGGGTTCTTTTCGTAAAACTCTTTTATAGTCTTAAACCGAGCTGTTTTAATAATAGAATCTTCCCTTTCTGACTTTAAAGGTATTGCTCCTAATTGCCCTCTGTAGTACGCTACGTTATTTAAGTACTCGGCTTTCAACTTACCTAATTCCTCAGGAGTGGGTGTGTAGGTAGCCCCCAATTCAGTGATCTCGCTAAAGTTAGAAACCTCTCTCATGATTTTCTTGAGCTGAGTCTCTGATTTACCCTTACCGTACACCTCATTTAATGTTCTTTTCGTAGAAGCTCTAATACCTCTTGAGAATGAGTTGAAAACTTGGTCGGATAGACCCAACATAGATACTGCTGACAACGTAAGTGCTAAGAACTCTGATTGTTCCGCAAGGAAAGGCTTACCGTATTCTAACAATCCCTCTTCTGTTAAGTCAAAGTCATTTAACACGATGTCATCCCCTTCTGCTGTTGCAAACCCTCTTCTGGCTTTAATGAAATCTTCTTGAGTTTCTAATACCGCACCTAAGTCTACCCCTACATTGGCCAAAGCCCCGAGTCCCATCCCAAAGATGCCTGTAAGTCCGGCTACTTGGTCCACAGCCCCAGCAACTCCTCCTCTTGAGAATCCAGCCATAGGTTTCCAATCTACGCTGTCTAAGTAATCTTTACCTAGAGTTTTCTCGTAAGCAACTCCTGCTAGGAATCCTCCTAATTCTGAACCAGCATCTCCAAACAATATACCCCTAGATAACAAGTCGTTAATTAGGTAACCACCTGAGTTTAATAGACTTCTTTGAATAGCGTTATTAGCTTGAATCTGGTATTCTTCACTACCTTCCTTAAGCTTCATAATACGCTCTTTTTTGAACTCATCTTCCTCATCATCTTCCATCCAAGCTAGAATAGCATCGTAAGCTACTTTACCGATATAGGCTTGAGCAGTTAATCCCCCAACACGTATTGCGGTAGATATAGCTTGGAAAAGTCCTGCGTTGGCGTAGTTAGCTACAACTTCTTTAGCGTAATACCTAGCCTTATCCATATCCCCCTGCTTAGCGTAATACATCATCCTATCTACTGACAGTATTAGTGAATTTACTGTGTTCATAGAGAACGACATCATCGGAGCAATTGACTTTAAGAATGTGCTCTTAGAGTAATTACCTTGCATAGCTTTATCCGAAGAGTTCATAATAATCTCATTCTGGTTCTCTGCATATGCGTAAGCTACATCGTTAACACTGTCTAAATCAAGTGGTTGACCACCTTCCGTAGCCTTGTCAATATACATTGACAGCCATCCAATAGTAGCGTAATCTAAATCGGAATTTTGTAGTTCTTTAAGGGATATGCCTGATAACTTTTCAGTTAACTTTGAAAATCCCTCTACTCCTTTTATTGTACCACTAGCTAATAATCCGTACTCTCGCTCACTCACCCCTCTGGATTCTGATCTTAAACCCAAGTGGGTGTCTGTAATATCCCTCAACGCTAATGTTGATTCTTCCACTAAAGTTTTAACTCTCGGGTCTTTGCTTATGATCAATTTCATTGCGGTAGTGAAAGACTTCTTGTTTTTAAGCCTAGCGAAAGTCTCTACTAAAGGTGTTGTTTGCTTAAGTCTTTGCGCTCCCATAAGTGACCCCAATGATGCTGAAGCACCTACGTTACGGATAGACTGAACTAATTGCATACCTAACCTATGACTTAAAGGAACATCTGCGTTAAGAGTAGGTAGCCTTAAATTAAACTCGTCGTTCTGTAACTTATCTGCAACTACCACCCGGTAATGCTCCATAGCACCAATGTGACTGTCCGTACCTTGAAGAGCATCCCCTAAACCGTTCTTTCTAAAGTCTGTGGTTTCGTTAACAATCCATCTATCCAATGTGGTCTCAGTATCGTAGATCATCTGACCAGCATCCTCTAAGAACGTATCTAACATTTGAAAGTTAAATATCTGTCCTACAGGCAACCTATCACCTAATAGAGTTCTGTCATTTCCAGCACCAGAGGCCTCACCTGTAATCGATCTTCTTCCTCTGCCCGGGGCTTCTCTAAGGTCTACTGTATTTGAAGCGTTTGAGGCTGTCGCTGATCCTGCTTTATTGTTGTAAGTAGTGTAGCTTAGTGGATAATAGTTTACCCAATCTTTTTCCAACACTTTATTATCAGACGCTTCACGGATAGAGAAAAAGTCCTCTTTGTTAGCGTCAAACGTTTCTCTAGTAAAGTTGTAGTATTCTTTGTAACTAGCAGGTAGTTGATTAAACAATTCTTCACTAGTAACTAAAGGAATAGCTTCTGTTATACGACCTGTCTCTGGGTCCCTTATTACTCTAACTAAGGCGTTAGGGTTAGTATCTGGAGACGAATCTTCCTGTATAAATCCCTTTAACCTCTCCGCCAAAGGGGCGTTCACCTTTCTGTTGTAAGAAGAGGGGTCGTTTACTAATCTATCGTAACTCTCCGCAATTGCCTTCCAACGACCTACGTAATTCTCTTGAATTTGCTCAGGTGTCCAAGACTCTCTGTACTGTGAAGTGATGATGTGCATTGACATTTTAATTTTGTCATTTACGTCACTCCACTTTCCTTTATGCTTGGTGGCAATTTTTTCAGACCTTTTAGTAATGTCTTTTACTTTATTAATTGCTCTCGAGGCCGACCTAGTGTAATCTAAGAAACCTGTAACAGTATTCAATCTACCAGCAGTATCCGAATCCTTAACTAAAGCCTCTATTTTAATACGACCTTGTGCTCCAAAAACAGGCATGTTAAGATACGTCCACATAGCTTGACCAACATCTCTAAAAGATGTGGCTAGGAAGTTCGTATTCTTCTGTAGTTTATTAGCGGAATCTAAGGATGCAATTAGGTCTAGTGTACCAACCATACTTCCCTCTACTGCAACGTTATGTAGTACGTAGTTGGCTGTAAGTACTTTTCTGTCCGATAAATTAGATATGTCTAAATTATTTACCAGCCTATCAAATAAACGTCTATCTGAAGCGGACCGAAGTGTTGATCTTATCTCAGAACGGTTAGCTTTTATGGTGTTGGCTAATCTTTCCGCATTATTACGTAATACTTCAATCCTAGTAGGAGTTAGTTCTCTGCGTTCTGACTCTAAATCTGCTAAGACTTCTTTAAAATCCTTATTAGGGTCTACTAAATCATTAATCTCTGTGTCGGTTAACCCCAACTCTTTTAATTGGGCTTTCTTAGCTTCTAAACGTTGTTCTTGGTACTCTGGTGAAGCTTCTCTTAACTCTGTGTTCAAACTCCTCTCAGCAACTCTCTTATCCCCCCACAATTTAGCCTCATCCACGTAAGTCTGTAGTTGCTCGTTTGAGACATCCCCAACGTCTGCAAAAGCTACACGTTGCGCATCCTGCATAATTGTTAGGTAATTATCTAATTTAGAGGCTGATAAATCTATTGGATTAATGTCAGCAAACTCTCTTACAACTTGTCTGCGGTCAGCAGGCATCTGTGAGGAAGCTCGTTTAAGTGAGCGTTGTTGACCAGCTATATTATTTAACTTAGTTCTAAACTCAGCGTCAGATATGTACTTCTCAACTACATTTAATGCTCTGTTTAGTTGAGCTTCGTTAGTAACACCGGAAACTGCGTTAGCCACTCTGTTAACGACAGCTTGTGAAACCTTAGCCCCACGTAACCTACTTCTTTGAGATTGTATATAAGCTGATATAGTTCCTGCTAAGTCTCTTGTGTTCTTAGCCATATCACGAGCACCTCTATTAAGGGTTCTCATTTGATTGCCTAATGCCTGACGTGTAGTTAACGATTCTCTTCCCTGTACTCCACCTTGAGTAGCTCGTCTAATGTTTTGAGCAGTAGTTGTACGCTGTGGAGTTACTGTAGCTTCTGATATAATGCTGTTGACGGACTCTGCATCCGTAAACGCCTTTTGTACATTAGGGTTATTTACATCAATGCCTAAAGTTTCTGCCAGTGCTTGAGCGGTTTTAATAGTTCCATCCGCTACCTTAAGTATAGCGTACTCGGTTACATCTGCCCAGTACTGAGCCTCCTGTTGGGGGTCTTGTGCGATACCTAAACCTTGTCCTTGCTCTCTGCGTTGTTGGAACCTTTGCTCCAATTCTTGTATTCTCGATTGCCTGATATTTGAATCAGATAGGCTGTTTCTGATTGAATTAACGAACGTCGGTGCGTCTGTTACCCCCTGTATCTGAGATACTGTGTTCACTAATTCCGCCTGTTCAGTTTCTGTGAACGTCTCAGATTGTTGAACATCTGTTGTCTCTACCAGTCCTTCCGCTGTCTGAGTCTGCTCTTGTACAGCGTCCACTTGAGCGTCTTCCACAACATTTTCGCTATCCACTTGAGTACTTTCATCTGCAGTTACTTCTTGATTTTGTTCAATTATTTGATTAATCTCTCCTTCTAACTGAGTCTTACGATCGGCTAGCGCTTGTCTCGCAGTGTCGCTCATAGGGGGCGCCTCTGAGACACGAACTGGTTCAGCGTTAAGGGTAGAGTCAATTGTCTCAAGTTCTGCGGAAATTGCACGTACCCTACTTAGTTGTTCTGTAGATAATTCGCTTACCTGTGCATTAGAAGTTTCAATCTCTGCCTCAATCTCACCCACTTTAGACTCTATACTCATTTGAATAGCGTTCTTAGCACTATCATCAATGGCTGGGTTGTCTAAATCTATCATTAACGAGTGGATGTCATTCTCTAAAGTAGATACTTTATTTTTACTATTTGGGCTAAGTACTTTAGAAATAGCTTTGTTACCCCCGCTGAGGGTTCCGTCCGCTACAGACCCGATAAGGAAGGCATCTAATATTCCTGCTGTAGGATCTAAATCTGAATCTGCTCCAGAGTATATAGCAACTAAGTTCTGAGAAGCTTGTGTAACAGCTTCCTCTAATCCACCCCTAACCATTACTGCTGGTATTCCGTTCGAAGCAAGAAGTTTATTTACGTAACCGCTAAGCACTCCTGCTACAGCCTGTTGATTAGCCCTGCCCGTAACAATGTCGTCTACTAATCGGAATGTACCGAAAGCCTGCGAGGGAAGTAATTCAAGCACTCCGTTAAGAGCGGATACCGCCAATTTACCGTTTTCACTCAGGTTTTCGTTATCTTGCAACTCTTGATAAGAAGACGACATAAAGGGGATAGAGTTGGCCACTGTTTTTGTAACCTTTCCCGCTTGACTTAAATTAGTCACCCCTCCGGACACCGCCATCTGAAGCATGGTGGGAAGTGTCTTAATAACCTCTGACGCTAATTGTTGACCGGCCTCTAAGAAGTTACCGTTAGATAACGCATCCACAACTCCTTCGGATTCAAATCTAATCTGGTCTTGGTAGTATTCCATTGACATACGAGCACTATCGGCTACGTCGCTGGTAACAGATGCCAAAGCCTCCCCTACTACAGTACCTTCTGTTAAATCCTCATAACTTCCTGTTCTAAGTCCTTCCCACCCTGTAATATCTGCTACAAGGTTTTGTGGCATAGAAAAGAAGTTATATAAAAACTCGGGCATGCTGAAAATTGCCTCGTTGAATATGGCCGGAACTTGAGCAACAGAATTTTTAATCACCTCCCAAGTTGTGGAAGTTGGTTCTCTCTCCTCCCTTTCTTTATGAACTGCTGGTGGAGTGATATCTACAGCTTCTAGTCGGTTAACCACATCTCCCATCTCTCCTGTGTCTACATTTACTAGATTAGGGTCGTAGTATGCGTAAATACCTTGCTCAGGGTTAGTAAGATCTACTGCTCCCTCTGGTAAAACGTAACCAACCCCAGTAGATTGCTCTGCTAGGGTAGCTTGGTCTGTGCTAGTACTTTGGGAAGTTTGTGAAGGCTCTCCAAATGTTCCCGAGGTATTCTGCGAGCCTTGTCCAGAAACCTCGTTTGACTTTGGGGACGGGAAATACTTATCTGCGAAAGGTTCAAATTCTAGGTCCGTATTGCCGTTTTCTTTTAACCATTCATAAACTGGTTGTAACTGCTCTCTGTCAGAATACTTATTAACAAAATCTTGTTCACTCAAATCTGTCATACCCTCTGACTTGAGGTAGTCGTATATAGGATTTTTATCCGCCATGCTATGTTAATTAAATTTTGGTTTGTTTGTTGTAGTTGGTGTTTGTGATGCTTGTTTTTGTAATCCTCTTAGGTCGTTCTGTCTACGTACTGACTGCCCTATCCACTGTATTTGAGAAGTAGGTACTAATATCTCTTCTCTAAGCATCTGTTGTGCAATAGGTGATAAACCACTGTACATGTTTTGAACACCTGATTGGGGAACTGTACCTGCTACAAACTCTCGGTAACCAGCAACTTGTTTTGGATTTCTAGGATTACCTGATTTATCCGTAGGTAAAGGGTCTCCGCTACTGTCTACAGGAAGTCTCATTAATGCCTGCCCTTTCAAAGTAACATCTCTAAAAGCTATGTTAGATTTCTCACCCTCTTTTGAAAACACATCCCTATTACCTATCAAAGGAATATCTTCGGAATACGTTCTGGACTCTTGAGATGTGAAGTTACCTAAGCTTATTTGATAGCTGTTGGCATCTACCGCTTCGCTAGGCTTAACTATGGTTATGTTAGTAGTCGATTTGTCTGCACTTCTATCCGTAGTCGTAATTTCTCTAAAGTTGTCTGCAAACTCCTCCTGCATGTAGTTAATGGCTCCATTGAAGTCTAACCCCTCATTATCCATTAAATCTTGAACGTAAGCCCCCACTTCTCTATCTCTTCTAGCCAAATTAGATAAGGCTTCAAAAGATTGGGTAGTCCCAACTTCTTTAGTCTGTTGCATGGTATCATACCGCTTACCCCCAGATGTGGTATAAGTTCCCGTTCGTTGAGATATGGGACTAACTGAAGATAGCATATCTTTTGCTAGCCTCTGTACTCTAGTGGATACCTTATTAGGGTCGTATGTGTATATGTAAGGAGAGCTGTCTAACATTTCTCTTCCTAGTTCTGTAGAGGGCTTAGTTGTTAAAGCCATTAAATGATCTTTATACTCTTGTGCTCTCCCCTTACCTACTAAATTCTTAACCCCGTCTAACGCTTTTCCGTAGTTTTTACTAAACTCCTTAGACTGGTTTGCAAATGCCTCTACTTGAGACAGTTGACTCTGTAATTCCATAGAAAGTTTCCGAGTCTCGTCAGGATCTGTTGATCTGCTAAGGTTGTTATAAGTATCTTTTACTGTAGTCCATAACTTATTAAATTGGGGTAAATCCGCATTCCAAAGCCCGTTAGCATTTATCTTAGATAAATCTTTTGTAGCTTGTTGCTGTATTTGATCCCTCTGTTTCCTCTGTTCCTTTAACCTGTTTTGCTCAAACTGTGCGTTATTTGCAATAGTCTGCATTAAAGGTTGGAAGTTGAAAACTACGTCATCACCCCCTTGATAATTAGTCGCCATATTTAACTGTTAATTACTCTGCTTGTTTAAACTATATAATTTCTGTACGGTAAACTTTGCGGTATGCTCATAGGAGAAAGTCCTTGAGGTCCAGTCGGTGTCATTTGTTGTGGGGGAAGGGTGATGTTGTTCACGTTATTCCTTCCAAACAAACCTCCCACGTTGTTAAACACTCCTGACAAAGCCCCTTGTCCCAGCATACTCAAAGCCCCGTAAGTATTTTGGTAACCAGCTCTCCTCATATTAGCTACGTTTTGAGCATTGAATTGGTATTGATTAAGCTGGTCTTGAAATTGCATTCTATCCTCTTGAGCGATAGCTCTGTTAGCACTCATTAAGTTCTGCTGACCCTGTAGTTGGTATTGAGCATCCCTTGCGTTTAGATCGGCAGTGGCTTGGTTGGTGCCCCTAACCATAGCGTTGACGTTGTAGGGTAGGTTTCCCCTACTCCCCAATTGTCTAAGTCCTGTAACTAGGTTTTGCTGTATCTGATTAAGTTGGTTATTATATACTTGATCAGGCAAACCCACTCTAGCCTGTTGTCTGGCCATTTCTTGATTTTCCCGCAATTCTGGACTTGGTCGGAATGAAGGTCTAACATTTTGAGCCTCTAATTCGTTAGCTTGTCTACGTTGCCTAGCTCCCTGCCCTAATCCAAACAAAGCGGAAGCTCCTGTAACAATTGCAGGTAAGAAGTTTAAGAACGAATAACTAACATCCCCTTTGGATAGATTGCCTGTGTCTACTGTGGACGCAAGTGCAAATATACAAATTATAACTCCAGTTACCAACAAATATTTTAAAATTTCTTTATTAACCATTTCTTTAATGTTTTAACTCTACAAATTTAACTATTATTTCTCTAGTTATTCACTTAAGGTGCTAATCTCACTCTTAACAACCACTTTAAATAACTGTAACTTCTTATCTTTAGTTTCTTGGTCCGTTAATTCTACGACAATATACCTACCTTTAAGTTTGTCATTTAGTATTTCATCTCTGAGCTTGTTAGCGTAATGTACACCCTCCCTACTTTGGAAGTCGAATGTAACTAAGTCTGCTACGTTACCCAATTGGGTTGTTATTCCGTCCTCAGTTGTTCCCAAAATTTTGTTAGAATGTACGGCTATACTGTGGTAAGTTTTCACACCAACGGAAGAAACTGGAAACTTAATACTTGAAGAGTATTGAACGTCGTAAAATTTGTTAGGTATAGTCCCATCCACTTTGTGCTCCCAAAGATTTCCGTCCTTTAAAGTAAACATTTTGGTGAACATACTAAACCCACTCTCGGGTATAATATCTTTGAACGTCACCCAACCTTTTCTATTCTCACTCCAAGTTATGGTGTCTGTCTTACCATCCCGATCTTCGAAATCTGTCAACTGCTCGGTCAGGTTTATGTTAGATAACGTCAAGTCTCCGTCTGAAAAAAACGTCATAGGTTCTGTATTCTCTGTTAGTATGGTTCCTTGAACATATCCGTTAGATACGATAGGATCTTCTGTAACACCGCCCATAGATAGTACTAAACTACCGTCAGTCATCCCAGTCACGTTAAAAGAATATTCGTAGCTAACTCCTTCTCTTACTTGAAAACTGTTAATTACTAAATCCCCCGAATTAGGCCCAGAGTGACTGATTACAGTGGGGGTGGAGTATTCCCACCCCCTGTCTGTTAGATATGGTGTAACATTGAAAGTCACACTATTATTTTCTATAACCTTTACTGCCATACTGAATTTTTAAATTGATTTACCCATGATTTTTACTTTGTGTAGTATTCTTATTTCGTCGTCACTACACAGCGTTGGGGTGTCGTTAACAGTTCCTATATTTAATTCCCCCTGTACACTTGAGAAGTTTGTGGGAACTACGTTCGTGTTGTGAACTACCTCAACCATACCCCCTGCTAAATTAAAATTAACTGGTAAGTTTTGTGTAGATCCGAATAGTTCGTATTGTATATTACCGGATATACTGTAATCATCAGCCAAGGCGTAGTCTATTTTCAATGTACAGATTATCCTTTTAGAACTGTCTTCGCTAAGTTCCGCATAAAGGTTGTTTATTTCAGGAGCTGTATTTTCCTCTATTGTTGTCGAAGTAAACGTCCCCTGAACTCCCCCTATTGTTAAAGTAGTGACAACACTAGTTTCATAATCAGAAGAAGAGATGTGCCTTACTGTGACTGTATCCCCCTCTAAAACAGTACCGGGCTGATCTTCCCAATCCCCTTGATTAATTCTGTACTCCCCGTTATCTACAGAGATAGGGGATGGCATGTTTATACCAGACACTGTAATGGGGTTAGACTGTACTTCTATAGCTAACTGCCTATTGTTTTGACTCGCAAATCCAAAAGGTGAGGGTGTGTTATCCCCTTGCTCAACTTCTACATTTATCAACTTACTTCTTGTACCCCCTCCCGGTATAGGGAAGGTCAATTCTATCTGGTCTTCCCCAACATAATCTTGGTCCGGTGTATACGTCAACTGATTACCCACCAGACTAACCTCTCCGTGTTCTGGGGTAACGGCCGTTACTGTAACTATCGGTGGAATGAAGGGATCTATGTATAAAGCTCCTTCGAAACTTACTCGAATTATCCTAAGTCCTACCTCTTCAATAGTTAAATTATATTCGTTGTTGTAATTGTCATAATAGCCTATAAACTTAGCTCCCTTATCTTTAGCTTCTTTGGCGTACTTGACAAAGTAGCTGGTCATGTTTTTATCAATGACATCTATGCCGCTCAAACTATCTCGAACTGGTAGGCAGTTGTTGTCATCAAAGAAGTAGATTAGTCCGTCTCTGGTCGCTACAATAGACTCTTTAGCGTTCCCGCATCCGAAATTACCGTTTCTCAATTGAACAGATCCGAAAATTCTACCGCTATCCGCAACCAAGGATGTGTCTGTATTATCATAGATAATTGACTTATAGACTGGTATTACCCCAACCTTAAATTCTTGTATGCAAACTAGGGCGTTATCCCTAGACTCTAGCTTTCTTATCCACCCATGCTTGGAAGTAGTCTCACCCCCCCGTTCCCCGTAAATCCTCTCTGCATAGAACCTACCCATTCCGTTATACTTACTTCCGTAAACAAACTCATCGGAGTATCTAATTGAAGCTTTTCTTTGAGTCCTGCCTTGCTCATCATTGTATAACCTAGCCCTACCCGCACTCCAAAAGTTAGATGCGTAATTGTCACTGAAGTTTGGGTCTTGTACAAAAGCCAGAACTCCCTCATTAGTCTCGGGGTGCTCATACAATCTTCCTTTGTAGTAAGCATCCCCCTCCATTATAGACCCCTCAGTAACTGAATTTTGTCCGTTTATGATCGGGTAAGTTTGTCCGATTTCGTAAAAGAACTCCGCTGTAGGCTCCTCTCCCTCAACATTCACTTTCTTCTTGGGGGTAAATAGCTCCACCTCTATGGGAAAATCTTTCCATCCGATAGAATTTAACAGCTCTGTGTTCCTAACTTTCAATAAATACTTAACGTCACTGGCATCGTCTGGGTTAACCCTTATTTCAAAATCAACAATATCTAATTCAATAAAAGGGTATCTGAACCAATTCAAAGTTCCCGGACCGTTGGGTAATAGTACTCTTACGAATGTAACCTTGTCCCCCTTAGTGAAATCGTACATAACTTGAGACTCACTCTCAAACTGGTTAAATCTAGCTAATGAAGTTAAGTTAATTACTAAATATTCATCACCCCCTCCTTCAGTTGAATCGTACTCTCCTACTAACGTTACGTATTTTTCGTAAGTCTGGTTCTCAGATATTAGAATGTGGTACCCGACCGCTCCTTCCGGAGCCTCTGGACTAATCCTCCAGTTTATTTGAGGTACTTTACCTAACTGGGATGCGTTAGTTTCTGTTTTAATAACGAATCTCTCATCTGTGACAATAGGAAACAACTTGCCGTTTTCGTCAAACGGGGCGTAAGCTAATTGGTAACTGGCTCCCGATTTCAAAGTTGGTTTAGACTGCGTGTTTAAAGTACCTAAGTTATCGTTCCTTACAAATGCGGATTCAACACTCCAATTCTCCCCCGAATTTAAACTTCTAGCGTGTATGTAATCCCAACCAGTTGATGTGTTGAAAGTCATCTCCCCAGAAGTTACTGAATTTAAGTAGGTTGTTATATTGGAAAGTGTGTAACTTAGACCGTTAGATTCGTCTGTACTCGTAACTGTGTATTCGTGGGTATCTGGTATTACTCCCCCAATAGCCTTAACCTGAACTACAACAACGTCTCCGGACTTGGGGTCCCCATCGAAATGGATGTGCCAATTCTTGTATTGCTGTCCCGAACTCCAATAGAAAGGTATGGCGGTAACTCTAAACTTGTTAGGATTATCTATAATCTCCCCAGTAACATCGGGCTCGTAGTAAGTGGCTGTTACAGATACCTCTTCTAATTCAGGTCTATCGTACCCCTCCTCTAACCCACCTAAGGCCAACATATTTCCATTGATAACCTCAACAGTTTCTGCTGTGTGTGGAATGTAATCATACTGAGACTCTACCTCAACTTGATCTAGTACAGGATATACCCCGTCGTTATAAAATAAGAATATGTACTCGTTTGTAACGGGGTTGTAGGCTTCCGTAGGTCCGTTAGGATCTATATTACCGTTAGTTACAGTTATGTCCGTATCTGGTAGGTCAATAACCCTATCTCTGTCTATAGTTCTAGCAAGTAACCAATTATCCAACCCCGTTCTCACCCCTATGTTAACTTTCTCGACACGGTCCGTACCTATGTCAACCCTAACTTTAAGGACGTTGTGTAAAGCCACATTCTGACCCTGTCCGTCTGCCGGCTCATCCTCTGGTACGTTTCTTTTGGACATAGGCCCCCAAGTAGAGGATCTATAATCTTCATACTCGTACTGTATTCTAAACTGAAACAAATTCCCCCTTAAAGAATTAGAAGTCCTACTTGTATTAGATAGGTACTCAAATTCCGGTGGAAACAGGCTAGGATTTTTATGCAGTAACAAATCTTCTTTAACCACGACCCTGTTACCCCGCTGTTCTTTTAAAGAATTTACGTTTAAACAGTACAGTGGTCCTACCCCGTTAGTCAGTATTAAAAATTGATCATGCATTAATCGAATATCCGAAAAATACACATCGGGATCAATGGGGAATACATTTTCTTCCGAACTGTCTGTTAAATTTTCAAATATAACACTTTCAGTAACAGTATCATAGTCAAACTCCACTATCTGGTGGTACCCCATAGAGTTGTACCTAACAATGTAAGCTTTTGATACGTTTTCGAAACCCGCGGAACCTACACACCTGTTTTGCCCAAGTGGTAGGTTAATCGTTACTTTTATATTTCCTTCTAAGTTACTTAGATAATTAGCATCAGACTCATCGTTACCTACACTTCTTATATTATGTGCTTCTATATAATCGTATAAATTAATAGTTTCGGGACTATTTTCCCTGTCCATGCTACCAACTAGTAACTTTACTTCTTCTTGATTAGCCAAAGTGTTTAAGATTTAAGTCCATACTTAACGTGTCGTCTAGCGACTTGATTTAACTCTTGCTTTGTGGGAGCTTTCATTCTGTATCTGGCATTATCTCTCAACCTATGCCATTCTTTCTCATAATACTGCTTGTCCCACTTGTCCTGATTTTTTCTGTTTATGGCGTATATCCATCTTACGTAAGCGATTAATGCTTCTCTAATGTAAGGGTGGACGTAAGGTTCTCCTGTATCATTCTCTTTAGGAAAGGATTTGTATTCAATAACTATATCCCCATTGCAGTGAGCTAAATTGGGGCTTAGGTAAACCGTGTGCCCACTTATGTAGTATTTTCCGTAATCCTTCCAAGAACCTACTCCGTAAGACCCACCTCTGTAGGCTGGATTAGTTCCCCTGTAGTCTGGACGACCCGCTGGATTCTCTATTTCACATCTGCAAGCTTTAGGATTTCCGCAACCACAGGACCCTCCTAAATTAGAGATATTTTTCTCTCTGGTGAGTGCTACCAACTTACCTCCCAAACGTCTTGAAATTGATAGGACCTTTAGGCAATCTTCGGGTAATTCTCCGAGACCATTAGGGTTAATCCAAAGCTCTGTGGTATGAGTCTCGTGTAAAGGTAAATCTATTTGTAATTCTTGCAACCCCCTCATGGCAATATGGTAGGCTCTAGTGTATTCAGCTTCTCCAAGCCCTGCCTCAATTAGGTAGTGACTTACAACGTTATCTAATGTTTCTAGCTTCATAATTAATTTGTTTTGCGGTCTACCCCATCATTCTCTCTATCCGTTGGCATACTAACTTCTGGATAAGCTAACATCCAAGCGTATCTTAAAGCCTCCTGTCCAACATCTGCTGGCACACTATCATCATCGTCGGAAGGTAGTAAATTAGATTGAGTCAACTGCACAATACCTAAATCTTCAGGTATCCCATTAGTAAAGTAGAGCCTATCTCCTTTTAAGTAGTATTGAATTACACTAGGTATTCTTATTAAGCCCTTTTGAGAAAACCATTCAGATAAGGTTATAGGTACAAACCTGATAGCCCACCTGCTGTTAGATTTCTTAGAGGTTACGCTGTAAGACCTCATACCCCCCATGTCTATAGACTCTCCTAAAGTTTCTATGTAGTAAGAATCTTCTTCCTCATCGTAAATCAGTTCCGCATCTTTAGTTGTAGTTTTACCTATGTAGTTTTCATCGGAATTGTTTTTATCCTCAAACCAACGTTTGCGTAGTTGGTAAGCAACAGCGGATTTTATATACGCTTTAGCCACCCTGTAATTTAGTCTAGCGTCGTCTGTCGGTTGACCACCCTCAGACATATCTATTAACAGGTAGGTTAACTCTTTTATAGTGGTAGTCATAATTTTACTCGTTTATTTTAGCTACTTGAACTTGTTGACTAAGAAACTGATCTCTTAAAGGAATTGACACTTTAGCTAATACCCGGTTTACAATATCTAATGTCTCCCCCTCTCCCCACTCTAAGTCTACGGAATTGTCCTCATCATAAACTTTTCTAACAACGGTTCTACTGCCTGCGGTGATTGTTTCATCTTTCTCCGCATATAGTGCAGGGGAAGGTCGTTTAAGGTATTTAACGTGTACACTATCTAGTGCGCCTAATATTTGTAACCCTTCGGTATCTTCTAAGTAGTACATCTCCTCATCGTTAGGCTCCCTTAACGGGTTTCCGTAAATCATTCCTAACCTATCCTCGTCTATACGTTTCAAAGCTACAGGCATATCCCTACTGATAAGAACGGAAGTAATCTTACCGCAATCTGAGGGCAGTAAGGCTTCTCCCGATACTACGGGTATTGTCACGTTAGTCCTGAATGGGTTTAGTCTTCGGTCTGTGTTTTGCGATTTACCGTACACAACGTTAGTCCTACCGTCTAGCTTCTTGTTAGTAATCCCAACTAACTCATCGAACAGCTCTTGGGAGCTTATATTAACTAGCCTAGTGACCTCCTCTCCCGTCAGGTACTTCCCGTTATTCTTATCTAGTATATCTAATACTAGGTCATTTACCGTTTTAATACTAATCATCTCAAATCAATTCTATTTCATTTGTCTACAAATTTAATGATAATTTATTAAGGTTTTGACTTTAGGTGAGGTGCCTTTAAACAACAAACCCCCGGTGGTTACCGAGGGAATGAAACAAACAGACATTATTAATTATTATTATGGGATTCTAATTTTTAGTCTGCTTGATTTGGTGGGTTATTTATCGTAAGTGGCAAATTTCTTAACGAACTCTAAGGCATCTTCTGTACCTTTCGAGATCCAATCTACCATTTGATCTGTCAACTTATTGTCGGCTGTTAGTTTAAACACTTTAATCTCAGTGCCCGTATCTCCCCAACTAACCTTTCCTTTGTTGTTAACAAGAGTCTTAGTCTTAAACGCTTGGATAAGTCGAGCTTTCATTCTACTATCTTCACTGTTAAAAGTTCTAATAACGTGCTCAGGGTCCTTTTCTGCGTAAGCTAATGCTTTATTCAACAACTCATCTACGGTATTAACTTTAGGTGTGAAATTGTACTCCGCTTTCAACCAATCTGATAGCTCTTCTTTTGTGGCATTCAGCAGTTGAGATTGAGCTTTGATACGTAGCTTCTTAATATTAGCCAAGTCTTTAAACAACTTCTCTTCGTCAATTAAACGATACTTGTAGATAGATTTAGCTTTAGCATTTTTCTTATCTACATTGTGGTCTAAAGCCATTAGATAATTGAGCTTGTAAGTTTCTCTACCTGAAACACTCAATCTACCTTTGTGGAAAATAATAGTTTGATTAGATGCTCTTGCATTCTCACGCTGCTCATCTACAAAAGGAGACGCCTCTGTTGGAGAAAGTCTTACCTCTCGGTAACCTACCTCATCGTCATAAACTGTTGCCTCCGTTGGTATAATGTAACGTCCTTTATGGTTTTTCCCAGAACCAGTAAGTTCGAATCTATACGTGCGGGATTTATCCCAATTTCTTAATTTAGCCATGTTTAACTTTTAGTAATGTCTTGTTTTGTCTGTTTTTAAAATAAGGGGTGTTTAGCTGGCACACCCCTCGAAGCCGATTTTATCATTTACCGATTAAGGCATTTGCAATTGTGCGAAAACGAATGCTTCAACGTCAGTTGCATCAATACCTAAGTAAGAAGTGATTGAGATTTGTCCGTGACGAGTAGTGTTTTTACCAAACAATGCACCGTCAGTGTCCATCTTGTTCAACAATCCTTCATCAGTACCGATAGTGTTATTCAAGTAACGAAGAGTTAAGTAATCACGTACTTCTCCGCTTGGTGCAAGAACACCACCCTGAGGTACTAACAACATTTGGTAAGCTTTAGGAGAAGCAACTGTGTTAGCTCCAGCTAGACGAGCTGAGTTCCAGTAAGCATACTTTTTGAAGTCGTAGTTAACACCTTTGATTTTGAATGCAGTATCGTAGTCGAAGATAACACGAATGTCATCATCAGAACCATTTTGAACTACAATCTGTACGTTAGCTCCAGCGTTAGCTAGGAAATCTTGTACTGCGTAGTAAGCCTCTGGTCCAGCAAGACCACGATAGTTGTTTGCACGTCCTGTACCGTCAATAGCACGAGAAAGGTCAGTGAAGAAAGCGTCGTTAAGGACAGCTCCTGCACCACCACCGTCTAGGGCAGTACCGTACTCTTTAACAAGAGCAACTAGGCCAAGTGCGTTATTGTTTTCGTTACCTTCTGAAGTAACTGAATCAGCCAAGTCTCCGTCGATGAGAGCCATCTCTTTCACATCAGTGTGTTGACGAGTGATTGAGGTAGCATCTAAATCGTAGTAAGAAACACCGCCACGACGCTCGATTTTAATCATCGAAGCTAGGTCAGTGTAAGCCTTGTTAGTACGAAGCATAGAGATCTCGTTCTGACGACCTTGCCATCCTTCATACTCTCCGTCTTGTTGGAAAGAAGCCTCTTGAACTTTAGGACGACCTAATGAAATAAATTCTGCATCGTCAGCTGAGATAGTTGCAGCCTCTACACGAGAATCTACTGGTTTAATGTCAGCAGTGTGTGCTCCAGCAGTATCTTTATCTACAGCTACAACTTCAAAAACAATGTCTGAAGAGTTTTCTCGGAACCAAAGACCAACAGCTGGTGCTGAAAGAGTTTCGTCTGCGTCAGTGTAGTTCTCTACAGTAACTGTAATTGGAGTATCTGCATCTGTTACTTCTACGTCAGCTGTTACAGTGAACATGTTACGAGGTTTGTTGAAGTCAACTAACATTTCGTACTGACGTTGTCCGGTTTGTTTGATCTTGCCAGATGCTTCTAGTTCAGCTACAAGGGAGTCTCCAGTAATAGGAGAGAAAGCTCTGTGGAAATCTAGGGCATTCGACGGGGTCACCAAACCAAGCGATAATAATACCTGCTCGCTTACTTGATCGATTGCGAAGCCGTGTTGTGGGGTATGTGCCATTTTTAAATCTTTTCTTTAAATTTTTAAAACTAAATTTGATATTTTTTTATTTATACTTACCCATCTTTTCGTCGTATCTTTGTCGGAAACTTTCAAACTGAGCTACTGCTCTATCTTTAGGTTGTCCTTCTTTAGATACTCTTCTGGGTTCGTCAGAGTAGTTAACAACTTTTTCCTTTACGAATTTTTGCTTGAACTGCGCTGTAAGTTGCTTAACGTAACTTTTGATGATGTCTGGTGCAAATAACTCCATAGCTTTATCGCTCACTAACCTTGTGTAGTCGACTTCGCCTGTTTCAGGATTCTTTACATACTTATCATCGCTAGGGTGGCCTTGGTAGTTCTCAAGATAATTCTTAAGAGTTTCCTTTTGTTCTGGCGTAAGTTTGAAAGTTACATCTGAAACTACCTTGTCTCCTGATTCAACTTCGTAGTCAAACTTTTGCTTGAAGCCCCCTAATTTAGATACTTCTGCGCTTATAGCTGGTGTCCAAACTTCCTCTCGGAATTTGTTGCTTTGCTCTACTAGTTCTGTTGTGTATTCTTCGATAATCTTAGAACGGTCTGCTGTTACCTCTACGTCCAATTCGACTTCCGGTAACTCTAAAGACTCTTGCTCTTGTTTTAATAGCTGTTTAGCTTTATGTACGTCAGCTTTTAGTAGTCTTTCCCCTCTCCTAATTTTATCGTCAATACGTTGGTTGTACTCTTTTATACGCTCAATTTCATCGTCCAACGCATCCTCGGGAATATCTCTTTTCTTAAGTCCTATTCCGTAATCATCCTTCAGAGCATCTGAGATATCGTTTGAATCCCAAGCAGGGTTCTCTTGCTGTAGTTTAAATTTGAGTAATTCCTCGTTAGACATCGAGTCTACATCAAGGTTTTTGAATTTAAAGTACTTAGATACAGTGTCGTTATGCTCTTCAAGATAATCTTTTAAGTTGTACTTAACTTTATCTTTTACTGTAGTTGGTTGCGGTTCAGGTTCTTGAGGAGATTCCTCTTCTTCATAAAATGAAATAAAAACTTCTTCCTCAACTGGTTCTAAAGTGTTAGTATCCTCTACTACAGGATTATCCTCTTGTGAGGTTTCTACTTCGCTATCAACTACTTCTTCTACATTCTCAATATTATCCTCTACTGCTGGAGTGTCTTCCACTACCTCTTCAACCACAGACTCTGTTGTAGATTCCGTATTGTCGGGACCCCACTCCTTACCAATAGCTGATAAAAATGAACTTCTATCTACTTCTGCCATATTAACTTTATTTGTCTATTTGTTTGTTTTGCAAATTTAATAATAATATTTCAACTCATTTTCATGTGGTTACATGAGTCCTAATTGCTGAGCCATTTCGCCTGCCTCCTGTTCGCTAATTTCTCCAGAGTCCAAAGCCTGCTGTATTTGATCCGCTTGCATAGCCATCTCTTGTTCTTGTTGCTGTGCTTGCATTTGTTGCTCTGTCTCTGAAGTTGATTTGAACTGCTTGTTAAGTGCGTTACTGTAGAAGATCTGCATCAACTGTTGCTGTTCTGGTGTCAATGTCTTACCATCTAACTCCGCCTGAATCAGCTTCTCTACAATATCCATAATCTTAACTTCAGTAGAGTTCTCTCCTTTAATCTTCCATTCTTGAGCTTGAAGGCTGGATTGGATTTGGAAAGTTTCCCGTTTAGCCTCTTCTGTACGAACCGCCATGTCCCCTTGGGCTTGAGCCTGAAGTTGTTGTCTTTCTACCTCTTGTTGCCAAACTCGTTCTTGATTTTTCTTATACAGGAATCTCATGTATTTCTCAGCTAGCTTAACATCTTTCAACCCCATTATCAATAGGGCATCAGGCATAGTTAATTCCCTTGCTGTTACACTGGCCATAACAAGAGACTGAAGCCTCTCCTCGTCCTCTTTAGTTATTTGAGGATCGTATTTAAACTCATAATTACAGGCGGTAATATCCTTCCTATTTTTAATAAACTCTACATTCTCTTCCCCTAAGTATTTAAGATACCCCTTGTTAACGTCTCCGTAGGTAAGGACATCTAAAATTCGTATACCTAAGTGCTTAACTAGGGTTTGAGTAGCTTTAAGATAAGACCTGTAAATGTAGTAGGTAGCTGTTTGGGATATGGCAATCTGAGTCTGTATAGCCCCGTTACTCATTCTATTTACGTTTGCTGTACCTTCTCGGTTAGGATTTATCCCAAGCGTGTCTCTAATGTTATTTAAAGCATTGTTATAAATAGTTAAATACGTGTTAATGTCGTCTGATATAGACAAGTTCATAGGGATTACGGGAGGGGCGTTGTCCACCATTCCGTTTTCCTTCTTACGTTTAATATACAACTTACCCGTCTGTTGGTAAATGTCATCAATTTCTAAGGGGCTCATCGTCCCATCTCCTAAGTCGATGTCCATCAGAGCTTCATAGTCAATCATGTATCCCACGGGCGGGTGAGACGCAATTGTCATTTTCACACGAAGCATGGCAATGTCCATTTGCTGAATCTCCGAAATGACTTTAGCCACCGCAGACTCTTCTAGCATACGTCCTCGGTTGTCAGGCATGAAGAAGATGTATGGACACAGTACTTTTTCCTTTTCTTTACCTTCACGTGTCTGGTTAAAGCTCTCTCCCCATTCTAAGCACACTGGACAATCGGAACTTCCTGCAAACCAACCCTCGTAAGAAGTTTCAGGATGTACTACACCAGTTCTTTTCTTATTGTTTGAACGGACTTCTTCTTTGTTAATATTAAAGTCAATATCGAATACCGCTTTTCCGTAGGAGTCTTCCCCCTCTAAATATCCCACATTCTTAACCGTTCTTTTCCATACGTGATAAACAGGTACTGTAAAATCATCGTAAGGTCTAGCACTGGAACTTCTCCAATCTTCGTTGAATGACCCCCTGAGCAAGTAATAATTACCAAAGTCTGTCCTGTACTTATGAGCTAGTTTATAAAGTAGTTCTTCTTTTTCTCTAGGGAAATCGAACCTATCTCTTAACTCCCCAATGGTCATAGTACACTTACTTCCAGCATACGCAATATCTGAGAAGTCTTCTAGGGCTGATTCATCATATAAGGCGTCCTCAATAGGAATGAAATCTACTCTAATTTTACCCTTTCTGTCTACATAGTGTCTGTATCCCCCAAAGTGAACTTGAAACATGTCACTTAAGAACTGCCTCTTCATACGATCTATATCAGAATCATTCAGAACTTTCTCTACCATTTCAGCCATTAAAAGTTCTTCTTTTTCTTCCGAATTTAAAGAGGTGATTAAATCCAACTCTTCCTCATCTTGAGGTACTTGTTGTGTGGGGTCCTCTACAGGGAATCCGACATTAGCGGATAGGTTATCTATAAAGTCCTTATACTCCATTCTGAATTTGAGGTCGGTTTTCTTCCTCTCTTTTCTCTCTTGTATATGTTGTGACTTACCAATAGCCTTTGGAGTTTCTTTTAATTGCTGGTAATCATCTACAACAATCTTCTCGAATTTTTGAAGTACTTTAGTTGGAGTGTAGTTAATGTTAACATACTGCTTACTACCTTCTATGTTTAACTCATCCAAGTATATCTGCAAGGGTTGCTTACCTTGAGCGTACATTCTACTTTCAGAAATTAGACTGTCTCTTTTTTCTCTATATGATGATGTAGCATCTAAAATAGCTTTGAAAACTTCTATGCCGTATTTCTGACTATCTTTAACCTCGTTAGGTACGTACATTGGAGGAAACCAAGATCGTCCCTCTGATTTAAAATCTTTTGACATATTTCTCAGTAACTTAGTCTGTTAATTATCTTCCCTCTTCTTAGGAATTTGATATTACTATTCTGTTTTTTAATTTCTTTAATTGGTGCTTTCAGGCCCATTATAGCCATGCCACTGCTCATAGCTCCGTCGTAGTCTGTACGATTGTCTATATCAAAGTGTAGCCTATCCTCTAGTATCCTCCTGAACCATATCTTATTATGATCACTGTAAGAAGATTCTACCATTAGTGTTAAATGTTCTTCCCTGCCCTGTTTATCTTGTGGGGCTATACCAAATATCTTCTCCCCATCTGATTTTCTCTTAGTCTCTATAAGATATTCATCTAACTTGTTTTCTACAAACCAGTCAACCCAGTCTGTAGGGGCCCGCTCCCCTAAGCATTTAATACCATAGTATATTAAACCGTTAGCAACCTGCTCGTGGAACTTAGACTTCGTATCTGGCCTACCTATAAAAAAGGCAACTGGCATACCACTATTGTCTGGGTCTAAAGAAGAATACCTTTTCCAAACAGTTACCGAAGCGTCTGAACCCCCTTCTCCCGCCTTCTTAGCGTGAGCAAATGGGTCTAATCCTGCGGCACCGTATGCAGTATTACCCGGTATCTGCTTTCCATATTTACTCTCCCACTTATTAGCTTCTTTTTCAGATAGTAGTTCCTTAACGTACCACATTCCCTTTTCATCATCTACAAACTTTACTCGGCCGTTAGGGTTTTTTACAAACCATCCTCTTCTCCCATTCTCATCTCTTTCAGGGTCCCCTCCTTTTTCTATAATTTGCTCCTTTACTTTCTCCAATTGGTTATTAATATCTTCTACATTAAAATAACATTGGTTGTTAGCTGATTTAAATACCTCTTTCCAATCAAATGGGAATTTACGAATTTCCTCTGCTAACTGCTCTGGGTTTTTAGATAACGCCTTCCTGCGTATTGACCTGTATTCCTTAGCCCCTATGTTAGGGTTAGGGCAAGCGGGCTTACCTGTGGTAGGGTCCTTCACTGTTTTAAGGTACTCTGTCTGCTCAGGGGTAGGGCTCTCTACTACCGAGTTTCCATATTTATCTATATACCCTAATACCCCCTTATATCCGGGTATAAAAAACCTCTTCAATCTGCTAGGGGTTTGGCCCATTTCATCCGTACCTTCTATGTGATCTGAACTATCCCATATACTTTTAAAGTTAGCCCCTCCAGAATCCATGGCGTTTACTGTACTAAACATCAGTACTTTACCGACAACCGAGGCCCCTGTAACTAAAGTCTCTGATATTTTAGAGAATAAGATACTTATATCCGCCTCTTCTACTTTAGCGGCCTCATCTAGTATAATAGTTCTAAGTCGTCTACCATCATAAGAGTTCTCCGCTGTAGCCAACCACCCTGCCCTGTTGTTAAGTCCCTTAGACTTCTGCATAGTTGTAGAGGTGTTATTCTTAGATACTCTTTGTGCTGGAGTATTAAAGAAAAGCTCTTTCTCCCCAATAGTTCTCATAGAGGGCATTAGGAATGGAGGTAGATTTTCTAACGAGAACCTTATCATATAGTAAAGTTCTTTAGCATCCGTAGATGTTTTAGAAACAATCCCGTGTAAGTTATTCTGTTCCAGAAGACACACTAAAAGCTGAATTGATGCTCCCATCGAGGACATACCCAATCGTCTACCTTTGATTCCACAAATGCCCAATGTAAATGGATCTTCATCTACTGCTTCAAAGAATCTAAAGAACTCTAGGGAAGTATCTCTATAGTCTGGATAAATACCTTCCTGAAGAGTGTGCCACTGGTGGAAGAAATAACAGTACTTGTTAAAGTAAGTAGGTTCTCCATTAATCATCATCCACTCCCCAAAGTTTATTCTCTCTATTTCATCTTCATACCACTCTAGTTGACCCGATTCTGGATTTTTATACCAAACATCGCCTAATTTAGGGTCTGTGTTCCAACTCCATTGTAAGTACTCCTCATGTCTCCTCCAAAGTTGATCTTTCTTAGGTAAGTCGGAAAATCTAATATTCTTCTTAGCTGGCATAGGTGGCTCTTGGTACTTAAGACCTTGAACGTCTATAACTCTTCCCTTTTTTGCCATAATTACTTCCTACTTTCTTTCTTCTCTTTAATTCTTTTCTGCATCTGTTCAAATGCGTTTTCGTCTGGGTCTAACTCTATTTTAAGGTCTTGAGCTTCATTAACTACTTCTGGTAAGAGCTCTTCTGCTGTCTTGGCTATCTCTGTGAATAATTCACTATTCTTTAACATTAAGAATATTCTTTCCACAGATTTATCTGAACCGTCTGGAGTTAAGATTACACATTCCTCCACCCTTCCAGAAGCTATCCTGTCTAAATCCTCTGCCATAACTCCAGCTACCTTATCTGCTGACCTTATAAACTTATCTATAGAAGAGGTACTTTTACGAAGTAGCTCATCCTCTAAACCAGATATATATTCGTCTATCTTAAAGTCTCCGCTTCTAAGTTTTTTATTAATAACCATAACATAAAAATAAAAATGCCCCGTTGTTTGTTGTAATACTACGAGGCAAATTTACTAAAAATTTAAATTGATATTGTTAAGTGGTTATAATCATCTCAATATTATTCTCATGCACTAGATAATATTCCTCACCTTTTAAGTTAACAGTATGCGGGTTCTTGAATGTAATCTTAGTGCCTTCACACAGGTTTGATTTAGCATCTTCTGATAACCCAGTCCCCATAGATAAAATAACTCCGCTATTTTTCTTAAACGCTAAATTGTCATCTTTTTCAGCAGGAATTAAAATACCACCGACTTCAGTGAAGGCTTCCTTCTTCTCTTCCTTATACTTCTCTACTAAAACTCGTGCCCCTAACGGCTTAAATCCTAATTTAAAATCTTTTTCCATATTGTTTTGATATTTTACTTGAACTTAATTCTCTATCTACTTTAGCTTTTCTCATTACAGAGTCATACCACTCATCGGAGTCTACTACTGCGTAAGCATCTTCGTTTTGTATATCAACCCTTATAAGTTTCTCTCCGTTATGTTCAAATTCATAATCTCCCCCCAACTTTAACATTACGTACTGACCTACTTTAAATTCTTTACATCCATCCCAAACTTTCTTAACCTTGGCTATGTCTCTTCTTCTTCCCTCATAATCGGGGGATAGGTCTAAGCTAGAATGGGCGAACTTTCCGTAGACGGGTTCACATATCAACACGCCCTCTCGAGGCTCTAATTCACCAGACCTCTCATCAATTCCAAAGACGATGTTGTAGTTATCTACCTCGAATAGTTTGTTGCCACTATCATCAACCATGAGATGCTGGGATTCCCCGTCCGAGTCTTGAAATGTAAAGTGTCTGCATATAGCCCGTTGACCAACTTTGAACTGAGCACCCTCAGATGCCCAAACGATTGTTCCTATAGTAGGTCTAGTGTCTCGGTTGTCTGGGTTGTATTTAGTTTCTATCTTAAGAACTACTCCTGTATCTCCTAACTCCAGCCACTCTCTCTGCTCTAGGTCGCAGGTCATTAGATACCTGTCTTTCAATTCGAACTTGTTTTTCTTAAAGTGGTTTTTAAAATATTTCCAATTAGAGTAAATCATCGTATTCTTCATATTTTCTCATACCTGTCGCTTTCTTAATCTGTTCTAATACTGCACTGTTACCGAAGCTATCTTTATTTCTTATGTCGTTAAGAAGGTCCTCACCCATTCCGTTTATCTTGAACTTGATCTTACCTACTCTTGTTATTAAACCCTTATCGGCTAAATAGTTTAATCCCTTACGTATCGTGTGAGGTGTTAATGTGGGTATCTCTATATTCGATACAGTAATTCCTAGTAGGGTTTCTTTGTGAAACAGTAATGTAAGAAGTAGAAGGTAATGGGTTATATTTAGGTCAGTTACGAACTCGTAATTGTACTCATCCAGATGTTGAAGTACTTTAGTGAACTTCTCAAAGTTTTCCAAATGCCTTTCCGATACGTTATTTCTAACTTCAGTCAGTGTATTTTCAAACTTCTCAACCACTGCTGGTGGTACGTAATGTTTATATCGGGTTCTGTAGAATACTGTTCTCGGTTTCTTTCCAACCTTGTTCTGTAACTCTCGGTACCTCTTCTCCCAATTATTAATCTTAGTCTGTAACTTCCTTAACTCCCTTCGGTTTAAGACTCCTATCTGGTGTATTTCCTTCTTATGCTCGTCTTCGATGCTTTTGAGTTGCTCCCTTAGGATCTTAATCCGGTTATCCCTTCTACTAATTTTTTGTTGTAATGCAGTACGAACATCAGTAAAAGTCTTACCCTCTTTCTCAAGGAACTCCCTATGAGAGCGGGCTAATTTACGTCTCATAGGTCTTTTGTTCTTCTGCCTCATATTACTGTCCTAATTAAAAAGGCAATGAATCCTCACCGCTATCTGTAATGTCTACTCTTTCTGGAGACGCTTTGGGTTGAAATGTGTTCAACACAGCGTACTTACCACCTTTACGGGATTCTAATAAGTCAATGTTTACATACCCTTTCTCGTTTTTGTGTTGATTAATGAATGCAATAAACTTGTCTGCCTGTACGCTCAACTTGTCGATCTTACCAAAAGAGGTTTCTTTTTGATCTACGAATAATCCATCTACGTAGATTTTCTCTGATTGTTTTGCCATTTTATCTGTTTTTGTTTACTTTGTTTGGTAGTTCCACAAGGAATCGAACCTTGATCTAAAGATTAGAAATCTTTCGTTTTATCCGTTAAACTATAGAACTAAACCTATATATGGTACTTAACTGATACAAATGTACGAAACGTTTCCTTTACTTCCTAGTCTTTTCTTATATTATTTTGTCACATTATTATTACACTTATAATTAGGAAGTTTGGTTTATTATTCGTACTTTAGCTTTTGTAATCGGGGAGTATTCCATGAGGTTTGAGTTTAATTCCATAGTCAGCTAGAGGTGTTTTCCCGAGACTCTTTTTAGAGATAAAATAGTCGTTGTGGAAGACGGTTATAAAATATACTTAAGGTTAAAGGCCCTTTCGGATTCGCATCTTCCACCTCTGCGTTTCTGATTGGGCTTTTCTTTTAAAAGTTGTTTATGGGAAATATTAACATAATTAACAGTATTACTAACAGGCAGATATCTTCTAATATTACGTTAGAGGGTTTGGTTGACTTTATTAAAAATCCAAACTCTCCCCATGTGCCTTTTATAAATTCTGCAAGAAGTTTTGGTAAGGGGTCGGTTGCTTACGATTCTATTAAGAAGAATAACATACCCTGTGCTATTCTAAACTTCAACCACTCTAAGGGCTACGTAAAGGGTAATACAGTCAGTAAACCTACTGGTTATCTGTACATAGATGTGGATAACAGTTTAGACGTTGATTTATCTAGCGATCATATATCTGCTTACTGGAAGTCTCTTAGTGGAACAGGTTATTCTATAGTTGTTGCTGTCAAAGGTCTTACTAAGAGCAATTATAAGTCAGCTACTATAGAGGTTTCAGATTTACTAGACCTTCCCTTAGACAAGGGTGCTATATCTATTGATAGAGTTACTTGCATTAGCTACGACCCTGATGCTTATTATAACCCCAACGCTGTTGTGTACCATATACAGGCTAAAAGTAATGAAGAAAACTATCACACAGTATTAACTAATACTAACACTCTATATGGGTTAGGACTGTACGATAGTTTTTCTAAAACAAAGGTTAGAGTTTCTACAATAGAGGATTTGTATAAGGGGATAGACTTTAACGGGGAGCCAGTTCATGATTTAGGTACAGGAGGAATGCCTTATGCAGATATTCACTTTAACATAAGAGGGGTAAGTAAGGGTAATCGTAATGTAGCTATGTACTCTACAATTCAGCAGTTGAGGGCTATGAACCCTTGGATGCACAAAGACAGGGTTGTAGCGTATATCAACGGGATTAATAAAAAGGCTTTCAAACCAATGCTGAGTAAGGTGGAGCTAAACAGTATTATAGAGAGTGCTTTTAAGGAGAAAAACCCTAAATTGCTTATGAATAGAACTAGAAGATTCTTGTATAACCCAGATTATGATTTAACCACCAGAGATAAGAGATCCATAGCTATAAAAGAATTAAACAGAGTAAGGGTTGGTAATACAGATATGAAAATAAGGTCAGTACTAGAATGTTGGGACTTTAGTAAGAACGGTAAGATAACCCTGAAGAAGATTGCAAACATAGCTGGAATATCAATACCTACAGTTAATAGGAGGGGGAAGCAACTTAAAGAAATAATAAAAGAAAAAAATTTAGGATTTAAGGGTAATATTTAGTACATTTGTAACATGGTTAAGAAAACAATTACTACCCCGATTGTCCTTTTAAAAGTTAAAGGGAATTTTAAGGAAAAGGCTTCTTTGTTAAACATCACTGCTATAACTAGTTATGAGTCCCACATCGATCAGACTTTTATAGTGGCTAAAGTAGAGGACGAGGAGGGAGTTGCTCCAAAAGTGTCAGAGATTTACAGAGAGATGTTAGGAATTAAAGAAAATGATTTTGTGAGCGTACAATACTCCAAGGCAGGTATAGATTTTATCACACACTCTTGAGTAAATAAGTTAAAAGATTTTTAGTAACTTAGCAATCCGTTTCAAAAAGTAAAAGTTAATTTGATTTAATATATTTTCACTATGAAATACATGGGAAGTAAAAATAGAATAGCGAAGTTTATAGTACCTATTCTAGAAAAATCATTTTATGATAACAACTGTGAGATATTTATAGATGCTTGTTGTGGCGGATGTAACCTTGTAGATAAAATAAGTACCAACATTCCAAGATATGCTAATGACGTTAATAGGTATTTAATTGAAATGTTTAAAGGTTTGCAGAAAGGTATTGATTACCCAATGGAAATTGATAAAGACTTATATGATTTAGCTAGAGATGTTTACAATGGACGAGAGACTAGGTTTGAACATTTAATGAATATGACTGATGATATGGTAGGTTGGATAGGTTGGATGGGATCTTATAATGGCAGATTCTTTGATGGGGGGTACTCAGGGCATAATGTTAAAGGTAGAGATTATATAGGAGAACAAATTAGAAATACCTTAAAACAAATTGAAAGATTAAAAGATGTTACATTCACAAATAAAAGTCTCTTTGACATAACCCCAAAGAAAAAGGCGTTAATATATTTTGATATTCCTTATAAGGACACTAAACAATACGACACATCTAAGAGATTCGATTACGAAAGCTTTTACGAGTTTTGTTACCATCTTAATTTTATCGGGCACAAGGTGTTCATTTCAGAATATAAAATGCCTGAATACTTCAAATGTGTTTGGGAAAAAGAGGTAACTAACTCACTTAATACTAAAAATACATATAAACCAACGGAAAGATTATACACTTTATAATATGTCAAGGTCATTAAAAAGAGAAGTCTACAAAGACAAGCCTATTGCGGAGTACAACAAGAGGTTCAGGAGGATAAACAAGATTAGGCTATCAATGGGTAAAGATCCTTTAAATACCCCGGAGATAACAAATGATTACGATGTGTGTGATTGGAAATATTTAAAAGACGTAAATAACAAGATAAGTAAATGAGAAAATATAAAGGAGAAGTTAAATTTAATTAAATATGGAGGATAGCATTTATATATGAGCAACGCAGGAATTTTCGAAAACGTAGAGCACTTAGACCCCAGATACGATTTCTTGGATGAGTATGTACGTACCATGTACAGGGCATTTTGGACACCAGCTATTTATGAACAGGGTATTAGAGAGACAGATGTCCCTTACTTTGAAAACAATCTACCCTATGTAGACCAAGAGGGGATTAGAAGAGGTATAACACTAATAAGCCTAGTAGAGGATAAGGTAAAAACTTATTGGCCAACTCTAGTATTAGATTTACCCCAAACAATCATTGGGGATGTGGGAGGAGTCTTTGGGCAGTCAGAAGTGACTCATCGGAGGGCGTACCACTCTTTAACTAAGGCTCTTGGGGTGGATCTACAAGAAATGATGAAACACCAAGAACTAGAAGGTAGGGTAAAATACTTAAACAAACACATTGAGCAAGACCCTAAGATTATTGGTAAAAAACGGGTTCTTAAAAAGTTGGTTTTATTCACAGCACTGGTTGAAAGAATTTCCCTATACACATGGTTCTATTATCTGATGAGTTATGCTCACGCTAACCGAGGTTTAAAAACCATAAGTGCTCTTCAATCCACAACATGCGCTGAGGAGAGCTATCACTACAGTTTTGGGATTGATGTAATCAACATCATTAAGGAGCAACACCCTAGTCTGTGGGATGAGTATTTAACAGAGCTAGTGGTTAAGAACATTAAAGATGCTCATAAGGCAGAGCTTAGGTTAATAGATTGGGTGTTCGAAAAGGGGGTACCCTCTCATATAACTAAAGAAGAATTAATAAACTTCATGAACGACAACTTCAATGTGGTATGTAAAGACCTTGGATTAGACCTTAAGTTCAAGGTAGATGCTGACCTTTTTGAAGATAAAAACTCTTGGTTTAACCGTAAGGTATTTATTACAGGAGAACCTGATTTTTTTGCAGATCCAGTTGGTGGGTATGCTAGTACAGAAGTTAAAGTAGATTTAGACACATTTGAATTTTAAATATAGAAGATGAAATTAGAATTTTTAGGAGATCCGCAATTAGAGTTTTTAAAAGAAGGAAGATACATACTAGAAGGGGAGACAGCTCAAGATAGATATAGAGAGATAGTAGATAGGGTAAGAGATTACGAAGAGGAGTATCAAGAGCCGGGACTGGCAAAACGGATGGAGGAGTGGTTAGATAAGAATTATATCCAAGTATCAACACCAGTTCTTTCAAACTTTGGTAGAAAAAAGAGGGGTAATATAGGTAATGTCGGATTCCCAGCTTCTTGTAATATTGTAACAGTAAATGACTCCATCCACGATATATGGGGAAGTGACCTAGAATCAGCCTTATTATCAAAACACGGAGCTGGTGTTGGAGCAGACTTCACTAGAATTACACAGAAAGGAACATTGATTGGAGAAGGGTTTAACTCAAACTCTAAGTTGGATTATATAGAAAGGTTCGTAGACACTGCTCAAAAAGTATCTCAAGGTCATAGGAGAGGGTACTTAACCCCCTTTATCGGTATCGACGATAACGACTTTGATGAACTAATGAGACGTATCGATAAAACAAACTCTAACGAATATGACGTACTAGCAAACAATACTGTAGGAGTAATATTACCAAAAGGTTTTGACGAACGTATTAAAACCGATAAAGAATTACAGAGGCGGTACATGGTTGTCCTTAATGAACGCATGAAAACAGGTCGTGTGTACCTAGTACATGTGGATAACATGAACAAAAACAGTTCTAACGTTTACAAAGAATTAGGAATAGATGTTGAGACAACTAATATTTGTACCGAATTTCTACAGCCTTTATTTGATGATATGACATCAGTATGTGTGCTGTCCGCACTTAACTTGGTGCACTGGGATTATATAAAAGAGCATCCGGAAATTATACGTGATTTGTTCATATTCCTAGATATTGTTAATGAGGAATATGTCAAGTTAACTAAAGGAGTTAAAGGTTTGGAAAAAGCCCACCGTGGTGCTAAGATGAAGAGGGACATAGGCGCAGGAACTTTAGGGTTAGCAGAGTACTTTCAAATCAAAGGGGTTGGTTTTGGAGATCCGATGAGCAGAGCGTATAATAAACAGATATATAAGTTGATGCGGGAGGTAGGAGATCAGACGACAAAAGAACTGGCTGAAAAGTTAGGACCTGCACCCTTAGCTGAGAAGGCTGGTATGATGGTTAGGAACTGCAGTTTAATGATGATTGCTCCAAACAAGTCAACTAGCTTTTTAGCTAACTCTACATCTGCTGGGGTAGAACCTTTCATGAGTAATATATTTAGTAAAAACCTTGCAAAGATTCAGTACATATTTAAGAACAAGCATTTAGAAAAACTACTAGAGGATAAGGGTAAGAACAATAGGGACGTTTGGAAGAGTATTGAGGATAACAACGGATCAGTTCAACAACTAGATTTCTTAACAACTGAGGAGAAGAACGTTTTCAGAACATTCAGTGAGGTCAGCCCTAAAGATATACTAGATTTAGCCTCTGATAGGCAGGTGTTTGTAGACATGGGACAAAGTCTTAATCTGGTCCACCGTAAAAACTATACCATTAAGGACATCTATGACATTCACAAATACGCTTGGGATAAAGGTATAAAAACTTTGTACTACATGTATTCCAGCGCACATGCGGTCTTAGAAAAAGAGGGAGAGTCTTGGGACACTTGTCTAAGTTGTCAAGATTAGGTTTATGTATGTAATATATCGAATATTTAATATGGTTTCGGGGCACCTCTACTTAGGGTGCTCCAAAGACTATAAAAGAAGATTTAGGGAACATAGAAGAAAATTAAATAAAAGAACTCACGCTAATAGTAGGTTACAAAATTCTTGGAATAAGTATGGTGAAAAGGCTTTTACTTTCGAGGTAATATATCAATTTGAATCTGAAAAAAGATATGTATAATAAAGAGATATTTTTAATATCTGTAACAGATAATTTACTAAACTTAGCCGAAGGAGGGTTAGGAGGGGATTATTCCAAGTTTTGGAGTGAAGAAAGAAAAAACAAACACAGAATAGAGGTGTCTAACCGTCTTAAGAAATACTATAAGACGAATAGTACCCATAAACTAAATGCGTTCCTTAATAAAAATGAAGAGGAACTTGCTATTTTAAGGGAGAAATGGTCAGAGTGTAAAAAAGGTTTGAAAAATTGGAACGCTAAGTACCCGCAGAAAATACTTCAAATTAAAGATGGTGTTGTTATCAGAGAGTGGGATAATGTTTATCAAGTAAGGGATGAATTAGGCTACAGAATCCTTTACATAATAAAGTGTGCAAAAAAGTACAAAGGTTTCTACACTCATAAAGGGTATAGTTGGCAATTTAAAAACGAGCTATAGTATATTGTAGCTGCGCAGATTAACATAAACAAAATAAGGGGACCTTTTGAGTCCCCTTTTCACATTTAACGTCTGTTTGTATTATAGATTCATTCCAAAATGTTTAGCTACCTTCTTAACCAGATCATCTATCTCTTCCTTAGGAGCACCATTAATTTGAGCTAAGTAAAGTTTAGCTTCCGGTTCCGATAACACCCAATGAATGTTAAAAGTTTGAAAGTCGTCGAAGTTAACTAAGACTGGCTTTGCGTGATAAAAAGGCAAACCCCAATTCCTACCCGACTCCCGGATTAAAGCATGTTTAGCTACACTCAAACTCTCCTTTCCTAACTCTATTAAGATGGCCCTAAGGGCAGACTTATCCCCCCTATTAAATAATTCCACACTTAGTTCTAATCTCTTACTGTCTAGCAAATCATCAACTGTGATTCCTAGTGTTCTTCCTGATCTCTTAAACTTTTTCATTTAACGCTTCGGCATAAATTGTTTTTAACTTAAAGCCGAAGTTAAGTCTTTTATACTAAATTTCCTAATTAATATTGTAACAATGTTATTACAGCGTAAAGTGAAAGTTTTCCTAGGAAGTGTAAAAGTTATTTATTACATTTGTGACATGGAAGAACAACTGACATTAGAACAAGCCATTATTAGAGTATTGGAGTTCAACAAAGGAGGTGGTCAAGATGTAACATATACCCCCAGATGGATTAAACGAGAGGATTTTAAAAAACAACTGGCTATCTTAAGGGAAGAAGTTAACGAAATTGACGAAGCGTTTGAGAAGAAAGATATGCCAGAAGTGTTGGATGGGTTAGCTGACACACTTTACGTACTGTTAGGGCTAGTCTCCAGATTAGGTTTAGTTGGGGAAATGGTAGGTGCTTTCAAAGAGGTGTGCGATTCTAACGACACTAAGATTTGGCATAACGGTATTAACGTAGCTGTGTTTAAAGAATCTGTAGACCCTGTAACGGGGGAGAAGTTCACCAAGATAGGTAAACCTGAGACTTTTGAACCAGCCAGATTAGACATTAAGTACCCTTACCTTAAAACACTTAAAGAAGTAGATTAACACATGCGGAGACAACTAACCAGATTTGAACGTAACAAGTTAATGTCAATTATAGACAGAGTAAATCCAGTAGCGGAATTAGAAAAGATTGATGAGGATGGAAGCTACGTTTATACAGCTAAAGTAGAAAACATAGTAGTGGGATTCCTTATACCACAAAGACACACTCGAGTAGGTAGATTGAAGGAACCCCTGTTAGACAGAGAGTTAAGTAGAAATATTTCAGCACATTTAAGATTTAAAGATGAGTAAGCGAGGAAAGAGACAATCAGTGAACAGAATGCTGAAGCGTGGTAACGCAGAGGCAAGAGTTAACTACATGACACAGAATGTAGAAATTTGGAGCCGTACTAAGCGCAGTAAAGAGTTTAAACAACTGCACAGTATTATACCAGCGAAAGAAGCTATTCAAGAAGTATTATCAGAAATGGAGGTCGATGATGTCGGAACAGCAGGTTCATAAAAGAGATCAATTGAAGTCTTGGGGATTTAAAATAACCCAAGATGGAGGAGAGTGTTATTACCAGAAGGTACTGGATTATGATGACTATTTTAACTCTCCGTTCCTATACACCGAAAAGGTTAAAAGAAACGGCCACATGGTGTACCTATGGGGTAAAGAGGAGCCTTTAACGGAGAGTGAGATAGTAGAGTTATTAGATCAATATAAAAAGGAGGATTAAATGGATATTAGTATGTGCTGGAATGAGGAATGCCCCTCTAAGAATGAGTGCTACAGATTCACAGCAACTCCGGAACCGTTGTATCAAAGTTATGCGGATTTTGAACCTCTTGAAGGGGAGGATAAGTGTGAGTATTTTTGGGACAATACGGAGTATAAATAGAGTAACAAATTTAAACATATACAATTTTGGAAAAGTATCATATTACAATTTATTTTAAGGAAGGTGGTAGTGCTGAGTATGTAGGTACAGGTAGGCCATCTGCGAACTCTGAAGAAATCATGGTTAAATCTCCTGACGGGTCTGAAATAATCATAGACAGAGAATCAGTTAAACTGTTTATAGTAAAACCCTACGCAGAGGGGTAAGTGTAAATCTGCACTATAATTTAGATTTGAACCCGACTGTCGTAAGATACTCGGGTTTTCTTTTTCAGATTTTCTTAGGAAGTTAGCAGTATAATGCTTATATTTGTGACATGAGCACTAAGAAAAAACCAAACGCATTTGTATTTGATATTGAAACTGATGGTCTCTACGATGAGGTAACCAAGATACACTGCTTGTCTTACATAAGACTTGGGGATTCAGAAGTTAAGTCTATAACAGACATGGAGAGAATAAAACAATTCTTCTTACAAGATGACCTAACACTTCTCGGCCACAATATAGTCGTCTACGATATACCTACAGTCAAGAAGGTATTAGATTTTGACTTCACACCCAAGAGAACTGTAGATACTTTAGGTATAAGTTGGTATTTAAACTCCAGCAAAGATGCGTCTTTTAAACACGGTTTAGAGTATTACGGAGAAAGGTTTGGAATACCTAAGCCTAAGATTGACGATTGGGAGAATCTGACAGTGGAAGATTATGTTTTTCGTTGTCAGGAGGATGTCAAGATAAATTATAAATTGTGGTTAGACCAACAAGCTCAGTTAAAGTACTTATACGAAGATGATTGGAGAGAGGTTTTTAGGCTTATAGATTACATTACTCTAAAACTAGATGTTGTAGCAGAACAACAGGAGAATAGGACTCTACTAGATACTAACTTAATAAATTATGAAATAAACAGGTTAAGTGCTATAGCGAAAGAGAGTCGTGAAGAGTTATTATCAGCAATGCCTAAACAACCTATTAAGTCTAAGAAGAGTAAGCCCAAGAATGTCTACAAACAAGATGGGGAGTTGACCACATACGGAGCGAAGTGGTTTGAGTTCCTAAAAGAGCTTGGGTTGCCTGAAAGTACGGAAGGGGATGTTACGTACATATCGGGATACGATGACCCTAACCCAGATTCTATGGTTCAAATAAAAGACTGGTTATTTAGTCTAGGTTGGGAACCGCAGCATTTTAAATATATTAGAGACAAGAAAACAAACGAATTTAGAACTGTTCCCCAGATTACAAACGAGAGGGATGGTACAGAGCTTTGCGAGTCTGTATTAAAACTGTCTGAAAAAGTTCCTGAAATAAACGCACTTGCTGGGTACTCAACTGTTAAACATAGGATAAAACTTTTCGAGGGGTTTCTAAGAGACATGGATTCGGAGAATAGGTTACAGTGGGATGCTGGAGGTTTCACTAACACCTTTCGACTTAAGCATAGGAAGGTAGTAAACCTACCAAACCCTAAAGCACCTTTTGCAGAAAATATTCGAGCTGTCTTTATAGCTGACACTGGGGAATATTTGGTTGGAAGTGATTTAAGTGGTATAGAAGATGCGACTAAACAACACTACATATTCCCCTTTGACCCAGATTATGTTAAGTCTATGCAAACAGAGGATTGGGATGCTCACCTAGACGTTTGTATTAGGGCCGGACTACTATCTGAGGAGCAGGTTGAAGACCACAAGTCAGGTAAAGTTTTATATAAGGAAGAGAGGCAAAAGGGCAAGACAGTTAATTTTTCTGCGACATATAAAGTGGGAGCTAAGACTTTAGCCAGAACTATGAAGGTTCCTGAATCAGAGGCTAAGAAGATACTAGACGCTTACTGGGAAAGAAACTGGGCCATTAAGTCCTTCGAAAAAACTTGTACGGTAAAGTCTATAGGAGATCAGATGTGGGTTAAGCAACCTATTTCAGGATTCTGGTACACCCTAAGAACACAGAAGGATATATTCTCAACAGTTAATCAGGGAACCGCTGTGTACGTTTTTGATATATGGTGTAAGCACTTGAGGGAGTTAGGTATCAGATTATCAGGGACATACCACGATGAAGTCGTTCTGAGGGTCCCTTTCAAAGAGCGGAGTTTTCAAGAAACCAGAGATCTGATAGGTAAGTCTATGGAGTTGGTAAACGAAGAATTAAAGCTGAATGTGGAGGTTAAATGTTCAGTAGATTTTGGAAGAACGTATTTAGATGTTCATTAATATAAAACAAATATGGAAACTTTTAAAATGATACTAGGAGGGATAATTACAGTAGTTATCGTCGTAGGATTAGTAGTGCCAACCGTATTACACTACATCACCACACTTAAGGAATGTAGAGAACTTCGGAGGCAGATTGATCAAGAACGTAAAAGACGAGAAAACAATTTGAGAAAAAAGTTAGGAAGTAAAGATTAATTTTAGTATAATTGTACTATGAGAAACAAACGAACTCCTCGGAACAAATCTGTACAAGAAGAGTGGGGCTTAGAGCCACCAGATGGGGAATACTTGGGAACTAAAGAAGAACGTAAGAAAGCTAAAGAGGCAGACAAGCGCAAGTCATTGAAAATCACAATGATAAAAAATAGACTTAGCGAGTTACACAGAAACAACATTGTAGAGAGTCCTGAAATAGATAGTCTTTTAGATGATTTGAGTAAGGAGTTGGAGTCGTTAAATTTTGGTTGGGGTTTAGAATAAAATAAAATATGAGAGTAGAGTTATTAGGAGTTTTTGGGGACGATAACATGGTAGTTGATGTAGCCAGAGTGTCCTATAATAAGAGTTCAGAAAATTACACTGAGGAGCAAAACGAAAGGTTGGTGAAATTCTTAGCTAGGGAGGGACATTGGTCTCCAGCAAGCCACCCTCAACTTCAGTTTAGGTTGACTGTACCTATTTACGTAGAACGTCAATTGGTTAAGTCAGAATCTGGAAGGGTTTATAACAGTATTAGTGGCAGATATGTGGATTTTAGCGACACATACACTAAGATACCTTACGGGGGGTGGAGAAAGCAATCTAAGTCGAGTAAACAAGGTAGCGATGGTCTTCTAGATAAAGAGGGTCAAAGGTTGGCTAATAACATTCAGTCTAGTATAGAGCTATTAGCAAGGGATTCTTACAAGAAGTTAATAGATTTGGGTGTCAGTAAGGAGCAAGCCAGAACCGTACTCCCTCTGAACCTAAACACAACTATGATTTGGACAGGTTCTCTATACACCTTGATACGACTATGCAATCAAAGAATCAAAGATGATGCGCAAAGAGAAACTAGGGTTGTGGTGGAGAAGATGTTAGAGGAAGTTAAGAAAACGGGAAGATTCAATAAAACTTTAAAAGCCTACGGTTATGAGTAAATATACGTTTACAATAGAGACAGATGACCTAGATGAGTTCCAATCAATAGTCAAACATTCTGATTATCAGGCACTTGTGTTTCATTTAAAAAGCAATTTTCATAGAAATTTCTCGAATTTACCAGAGGATTTAGAGGGTAAGTCTTTTTATGAAGGAATTGAACATGTTCTTGATAAGTTATATGAAACGTTAGATCAATTTGATTAATATGTCTAGGAAGAAAACAACAGAGGAATTTATAAAAGATGCTGAAAATACTCACGGGGACAAATTCGATTACTCGAAAGTAAATTATGTGGACGCTAGAACCAAAGTATGTATCATCTGCCCTAAACATGGGGCTTTATTACGAACCCTAATAATCATTTGATGGGGCAGGGTTGTCCTAAGTGCGCAGGCAGGGGAAAAACAACAGAGAGTATTATTAAAGAATTTAAAATTATACATGGTGATAAATACGACTACTCTAATACAGAGTATATACCCCATGAAAGAAAATTAAGTATCATCTGTCCAGAACACGGCGAGTTCTGGCAATCATACACAAAACACGTGTCAGGTTCTGGGTGTCAAGTATGCGGAGAGATTATTAGAAAGAAAAGTGTGACTAACAACAAACTGTCTAAGAAATTTAAAGACTTAATCCAACCCGAAGAATACAAACTAATTCCTCTAACACAGGGGCAGTTTGCTAAGGTGGACAACGAAGACTTCGATAGGTTGAAAGGTATTAATTGGTGTGCAGGCCCGCTAGGATACGTTGTTAATAAAAAATTTGGAAGGATGCATAGATATATTATGGATTGTCCAGAAGAAATGGTGGTTGATCACATTAACCACGACACCTTAGATAACAGAAAAAATAATTTAAGAATTGCAACACATCGTCAGAATAATTTTAATAGAAGACCTAGTCATGAAAGTAGTAGTCAATATAAAGGAGTTTCTTGGAACAACGAAGCTATTAAGTGGTCTGCTAGTATAAGGTTGAATGGGGAACAGATTCATTTAGGATTATTTAAAAATGAAAAAGAAGCCGCGGAAGCTTATGATAAAAAGGCATTGGAATTATTCGGAGAATTTGCTTACCTAAACTTTCCAGAATTTAAACGAACACCTATATGAAAATTAACATAAAAGTAGGTAACAAAGAACTACGAACAACAGAAAGTACTAAAGGACAGCCTTACATAGAGGTAGTGCAGTGGGACACGGAAGAGGAAAGTTGTATTACGTTGATGTACTGGCTAAATGATTATGAAGAAATAACAATGAAGACAGTTGAAAACAGGGTTTTAGATTACATGACACCGGATGAGTTCTTTTTCTTTCACAAAATAGGTAATAAAATTATAGAAGGTTTACGAGAATGGAGACAGAATCAGCAGTAAGGCCCCTCGAGTTGGAGGTTAAAACAAACGGACACAATTATAAGTTGTACATGGTGCAAGATAACGTGTACATTTACAGACAGTTAGATAAGAATGACGGATCTACAGTAGGGTTTGAGGCTTTCATTGCCCAGACCAGACCTGCTGAAACCATACAGTCGAAAGAGTACCCTCAGAGGCATGTCTATCCCACGGAAAGGGATTGGGGTCACAGAGCTTGGACCCTACGAGCCTCTAGCACCAAAGAGGAATTACTAGATAAGTTTAAGGAAATGCTTAAAATAGCTGAACTAAGGGATAAAAGTAAAATAGAAAAAGATGTTAACGTTTAATACACATACCGAAAAAGTTGTAAAAGAAGTTTTGTTCAATAAGGGGTACATCTCGTTTGAGGACTTTAAAAGAAGATTGGGAGACGGAGACACTACGGCACTATTCGAATTAGAGTCCGTTCTTCATCAATCAATGGTTGAATATTCTAAGGGAGTGGAGAGATACTACGAAGGAGTTAACGAAACAGATTAAGCTATGAAAGACGAAGAAAACGAACACGAAGAGGGGCTAACCCCAGTTTACAAAATCCCTAGATTACACGCAGACTTCTGCCGAATGGTTTGCACAGACAGGGAAGATGAAGATTTAGCACACGCTGAGTTGTACTTAGATAGTATTTACAAGATAATCCACGAGAGGGTAGAAGAGTTGGCGGATAGTGAAGATGATTTTGAAGATTCGGAGATGTGTGTTTCTTTTGAGCTAACAGATGCTAAGTTAGAGATAAAGCAAATAGTCTTGGGTAGATTAATGGATAGTGGATTTGACTGTTTCACGGCAGTAGATACTGAGGAGGAGGCGGAATACCTGAGAGACTTAGAAAGTTTGAGCGAGTATGACGATGCGGTAAGAGAAGCTATGGAAGATTATCAAGAGAGTGCTAACAAATTTATAATTTACTGGTAATCCCCAGAGGTACCCATTTCAGGCACAATAATTAAAAGTGGGGTACATGGTTACAAATAAAAAGATAATTCAAAATACATATACACCTATATAGTGAAAACAACAGAAAAGAGGATGTTAACCATCTTGGTCCCTACCACCAAAGATCGTTACGACAATTTTAATCAAGCTATCCAGAAGCAACTGTATGATCAATACGACAGCTTACCTAGAGAAGATAGAGAAAAGGTAGAAATAGTTATTTACGTAGACAACCGGGTTGTAAAGATTGGGGAGAAGCGTAATTTAGCTCTCGGGTTGTCCCACGGGGTGTACACGGCTTTTGTAGATTCTGATGATAGATTGGCACCCACTTACCTAAAGGACCTTCTATATGCAACTAAGTTTGGAGCTGACGTTATTACTTTTAGGAGTGAAGTATCTTTAGACGGTAGTGAACCTAAGTTGTGTTTGTTCTCCAACGCTTTAGATTCCGATAGGGACTCAGAGGATTGTTATTACAGATTACCTAACCACCTATGTGCTGTAAAAACTTACTTAGCTAAAGAAGCTGGGTTTCCTAGTAACAAGCAGATGGGGGAAGATGCCGAATACTCTAAGCGGTTAAAGGGTCTTTTAAGGGACGAGCACCACATTGGTAAAGTACTTTACTACTATGACTACAGCACTATTACTACTGAGACTCAGATGAATACAAAGGCTCCTGACTTAGATGTAGTTATCCTAAGTGACGCTACTAGAGGGGATGAATTTAAGACAATGACTCAAACCACTATTGATACAGCTATTAAAGGGGCTAAGGGGCACCGACTAAACTTTATTGTAATTGAGACATGTCCTAACACTAAGTACTACGATGCGCAGACAATCACCCCTATTGACGCTGAGTTCCATTACAACAAACGCATGAACTTCGGGGCAAGCTTAGGGAAGTCTCCCCGCATCTTGTTCTGTAACAACGACTTAGAATTTACTAGTAACTGGTTAAAACCTCTTTTAGATGCCAATCACAGTTTCGTAAGCCCGTGGGAACCAGACGACATTCGTCAAAAAGGAATTAAAAGGAATACAGTAGGTACAGTTACTGGAAGACACATGAGCGGATGGTGTTTTATGATGACTAGGGAGCTGTGGAAAAAGATTGGAGGTTTAGATGAGGACTTCTCTTTCTGGCACGCAGACTGTTCTGTTATTCAGCAAACGTTAGCTGAGGGGGTTTATCCTATGATTGTGAAAGATTCTGTAGTTAGGCACTTAGGATCTCAAACGTTCAATACCCTAGACTCTGACAAGAAGAACGACTACACGTGGGCAGAGACATACAAGTTTAACAAAAAGTATAATCAAGATAAGTTTAAAGACAACGAGTGGTTTCAATTATGGAAAGAAACGAACAACCAGTAAATATAGGTATTGGAATCACTACTAAGAACAGACACGATATTTTAAACAAGTCTGTAGCTGGGTGGAAGAACTATTATCCTGAAGCCCAGTTAGTTATAGTAGATGACGGATCTGATGAACCTGTTAAGGACGCTAATTTTAGGTTTGACGAGTCTCAGGGAATCTCTAAAGCTAAGAACGTTTGTATAGATTTGTTAATAGATAAGGGGTGTACAGACATATTTTTAGTAGATGACGATATTAGACCTATAGATTCAGAGGGGTTGTATAAATACGTTAACTCTCCTTACAACCATTTACAACTAACCTTTCAGAGGGGGTATAACGGTGTAAAGCTCACTGACGAGATGAACATAAACTATACTAAAGATGGATACGACTTTAACGATTATTCATGTGGTATATTACTTTACTTTAAGAGTTTGGTCTTTGATGAAGTTAGTGGGTTTAGAGAAGAGTTTAGTAAATACAGCATGGAGCATATAGACCTATCATTACAAGTCTACCAATCTGGGCTAACCCCTCACCCGTTTATTGACATTCACAAATCTTTACAGCACTTTTTTTCTTACGACTACTTTGGACTCACAGAGAGTTCTGTTAACGAACAAGAGAGGAGAAGATTGGCTAAATCGAATAAAGAACTATTGATAAACTTGTGGAAAGACAATACTGATGAAAAAATATCAAAATTAATTATGAAGCTTAGTAAATAATTTGTACTATTGTAGTGTTATGAAAAAGGAAGAAAATAAGTACGGTTCAAAGATAATTTACTTAGGGTATTTTCTATTTTACGCAGTAGTGATTTTAGGAGTAGCTAAGTGTAGTAGTGATCAAACTAAGGAAAGTCACCAGCCCAGCTGGTTAGGAACAGGAGGTAACTATGCTGAGTAGTCTCAAGTATAGGTTAGAGTGGCTTAAGATAGTTAACTCTCCGTTTAAATTCCCTAAGGTCAGATTTTATTTTGGGAAGATTAGGGTAGGAACCCCTTATTTCCTGCCCCGTAGGTGGTACAATAATCATGAGAAACCGGGATACTTGAAGGCTGTACCCGCATGGTGGTTTAAGTTGGATGTAGTACCGCTTGGGTACAAGACAAAGTGGACAGAAACCGACTACCGCCACGAGTACGACCCAAGGCTTAGCTTAGTGATTTGCGGTTTGCAAATTGCAATAAGATTTCATTTGGACCCCCGAGTTTGGGAATCATGGTTGATATACGAGAACTGTACAGAGGGGGTTCCTTTAAACAGACTCCGGAAGTGCAGGAAAATAAACCCTAACGTATGGGAAAGTAACGGAGTTAAAACAGATTATTTTTTAAAAGGTTTAAAGAAATGTTGGTATGAAAACTTCGAATAGAGAAAAGTGCATTAACCTCAGAATGCAGGGTTACAAGTTTAGGGAAATAGCGGATAAGTTGGGAATAGCTACCGGAACAGTTAGGTGGCACTTACGAGGCATCCATAAACCTAAACCAGAGGTTTCTATTAAAGATCAGATAGCACACCTTATTTTAGAAAAAGGTATGTCTACTAAAGAGGTGGCCAAACATTTGGGGATAAGCAGAAGAACTGTATATACGTACACTCCCGAAATAGACTTACCAAAGCGGGAGAACCCCCTTAAACGAAAAGTTTTAGAAATGAGAAGATCTGGAATAGGTGTAATGGATATAGCTTCTAGGTTAGGAATCAGTAAGAACTCTATTGTAAATTACTCCAAGGGCTATAAGTTTAAAAAGGTTGGGGGTTATAAGGGAGGTCGACCTAAGAGTAAAATTAAGAAGGTAGTTAAGAAAGAGGAAAGACCTCTTGTACTTAGGGAAGATAGGGATCTGGGGAAAGCACTTACTGTAATCTACCAAGGGTTTGCTTCTAAGCAGAAAGTAGTGATTAAAGTTAGAGACGAGAACTTAACCGCTGAAGAAGCCGGTAAAAGGTGGTGTAACAGAGTTAACAAACAATATTTAGAAAGCTATTATGGGTAAAGGGTTTGAACAATTAAAACAAATGGCTGAGGTTCACAAAAGAGTGTTTGAACGTAGCCTAGCGGAAAGAGACTACGAATCTGCAAGAAAGTTCGTAGAACAGTACATAAACGCACTAGAGTTAATTGACGAACAAAAGAGGAGATATGCTATCAAAAATAATCAGTAGAGTAAGACAAACCTTAACTGAACCTACTAAACAGACTTATACAGGTAAGTATAACGGGAAGCCCCATAAGTACAGGCTCACTAACTGCGTTAGGTGTAAGGAAGAGAAGATGATTCACGGATTCACAGACGTATGTTCAGACTGTAAGAAGAAGGAGAAGGCTGAGAAGTATTACAAGAAGCACGTCAACCCTATACACAGGGAGCCTGTTATAGCTAAACTACCTACAGGAATAGAAGTCAAAGCTCCTAACATGAGAACCCTTAAGAGAACTCTAAACTTAGAGTGGGGTATGAAGGTTCCTAAAGACCAACTACAAAAAACTAACAGTCACTCCTTAGAAGACGGAACAATTTATTGGTACTATAAAAGTATTGTTATAATGTACAAAAAAGACTACTCTGAGGATAGGTTGCTAGAGATCGTAATGAAGCGGTTGAATAAGGAGAACCCGACTAAGGGGAAACCCAAACCTAGAAAAGTCACCCCAGAACTTCGGGAGAAGATACTTCAGATAGTCAATTTGAAATTAACTGGTAAGTACACCGTAGGAGAGATAGCTGATAAGGTAGGGATGAAAAAGGCTATGGTGAACCACATTATCACAGGCAGGAGTTACGGTCACGTATCTGGGATTACTTACAAGAGGGCATATAACAAGTATGGAGAAGGGGGAGATGTTGAATTAGAAAAGGAAAGAGTAGCGTTAAACTATAAAAACAGAATATAATGAGAACTAAAGTTATCGTAGCGGGAGGACGTCACTTTGACAACTCCTCCCTTTTAGAGGAGACTCTAGATAAGTTATTAGTAAATCTAGATAGGGTAGAGATAGTTAGTGGAGGATGTACAGGTGCAGATTACCTTGGAGAAGATTACGCCCAAAAGAGGGGGTACGACGTAACAGTGTTCCAAGCTGACTGGGAGACTTACAGAAAATCAGCAGGACCTATTAGAAATAGAGAGATGTGTCAGTACGCAGATTGTCTTGTAGCCTTTTGGGATGGTAAATCTAAGGGGACTGCAAACGTGATAGAAGAGGCCAATAATCTAGGTTTGAAAGTAAGGGTTATAAGGTACTAATAGAGTTTATTTAAAATGAAAGATAACCCCCTAATTCGGGGGTTTTGTCGTTTAAGGAAGAGGGAAGATTCTTAGAGATACAGTATAGAGAGAGGGTTAGAGAGTTGCACAATAAGAGCAAAAAGTAATAAATTGCAGCATATAGACAACGGTAAAAATAGTAGAAGATTTAAGGGAGAGGAAGGATACTTACATATACCACATAGAGGAATACAGTAAGAGAGCATATACACATAACATACAGTAGAGACAAAGGGGGAGATAGGGAGTACATAGGCTACTGGCATTAGGGTATAGTTTTAAGAGGGGTATACTATTACTCAGGATCATTAAGAAAATAGGAATTTTAAAAAATTTTTACGGGGCAAATTTAAAAGTGGTATATAAGAAGATGGCCGGGATAATCCCATATAATATAGCCCCCTCCCCCTAAAGGGGATATTTATCCCTGAGAGTATCCCCACCCATCTCCAATTTAAATAAATAACCTACCTATTCTATACAAAGACTTTCCAAAATAGGCTTGAGCCTTGTACAAAGGCTTTCAATATCCTAAACTGATTTTGATAAATTGGTTTGGGCTTTCCTGTTTTATACCCATTCTATTGTGGGGTAAATAGCATTAAGGTGCTACTATCTAAGGACGTTTCTCTTGCTGACCTATATTTGTATACCTAATATGTTATCGTGGCTAATACTACAGCACCTACCTAACCGTTAGCCTAATATCGTAACCTAACCTAAAAGCTAATTCTTGAACCTTATCAAACCCTGCATTTGCTGAATTGGTTAAATACTTGTTATACGTACTAACACTGATTATTCCTTTGCATAAATCTTTTTTAGTCACTTTGTGAATCACTCGTAATTGTTCTATTTTTTGTATCATATTACAAAGGTACGGCTAATATTTGGGCATATTGCGCACAGGTTGATTATCCACTCGGGAGAAAAGTTAAATCCGTGCGTCGTTTCTGTTGTGGAATACTCTTAATAGATATATTTTATTGTGGGATGGCTGTATATATTTGTGGGATAATAACAGCCTTAGTGTAGGTCTAAATCAATCTTTACAGCCCTTGCAATGTACTTAAACTTTCTTTGTGGCCTTGTTGCATCCTTATTGTAACTCTGATCATCCCTTGATCATCCTTTGTTGCTTTCCTTATCTATGTACTCTTATTCCTTTGTTATGTGTCCTTACCTTATACTGTGTCTGTGCCTTTGTATAGTATTATCTATCTTTCCCCAATTTTAGCTTTTGCCCCTAATCCATATTAAACCGTTAAAATATCTTATCGCTCCGCTACCTTTGCAACCTTATCTATAATAGTACATAATCCCGCAATTTTAATTTGAAATTATTCTCACTGATTTCCAGATAGTTACAAACTATTTTAAAAATATATTTGCATCGTATTAGTTTTTGTCCTTATATTTGTATCAAGCAATCAGGGTTAAAGCCTAACAGCTACCAAAATTGCGGTCGTTCTTTAAATAGTAGGTACAAACAGATTAGTTACATTAGTGGTTAACATACGGTATATAATAGGTTACGCTTGCAGTATGATTAAATATGCTTAATCCTAAAATGTTTGAAAGTATCTTTCCGCTAAATTAGGTTAGAATGCAATTAAAACTAATGATACAAGTAACTGAATGAGGTTTAAATAAAATATTTTCACTTTTATTTTACGGTCTCAAAAATAATACCTACCTTTGTAACAGACCACAGGGGGAAACTCCTAAAAGTTTAACGTTCTTTGACATACAGTAATGAGAAACGCATAATAAGAATATAAAAGCGCGAAGTAATTACGAAACTTTTAAACTAGCCAATGACGGTTGCAAACCCGTATAAATAGGTGATTAAGTGCGAAGCGTCCCGACTTTATTGTCGGGGGTTCACAAATTTATTTACAAACTTTTAAAAATATATAACAATGGAAACTATAAATATCAAAAAACTAACGTTTAAAAATGAAACGATACAAGAATCGTTCAATATCATGCTTAACAACGGATTTAGAGTATTCGTATACAAGACCGAAACGGTTCAGGATTGTAAATATTCCAAGGATGGTAAATTGGCTTACTTACAGGCTGGTCGTTGGGGAGGAATCCAAATAAGTACAGTGCACGTACCTAATAGAGATATAGGCACGGGCTTTGGGGAAATTCACGGAACCCAATTTGAACCCATATACGATCCTACATTAGAGCAATTAACCGATGGCTTTATGATTGCTCCTAAATGGGCTAAGCAATTAGATATCGCTAAGGTAAAAAAGTACACCCTTGATAACTGGATTGAGAAGGAATCGCAAAAGATACTTAAATACAAGGAAGTTATTTTATAAGCGAAACGGATATGATAACTATAATAGGAGCACTTAAAACATTGTCTTTTTTATTAGGTGTGATCTTAATGGTCAACCTATTTAAAAAGAATTCGGAGTATAACAAAAAAGATAACAACATTAAATATTAAAATTATGGCAACAATAGTATTTATAATAATAGTAATAGCCGCACTTGTGGACAATGTAGACAGACGTTAAAATTTACACAACACTTTAAAACAACATCATCATGAAAGCAAGAACATTAGTAAGATACTATTCTATTTATCGGCAACACTTATTTGATAATAATTTACCCGATGACAGCAATGAAATATCGGTAGAAGAGTTAACCGATTTTGTTGAAAACCAAATATCATTAGAGGATAGATTTAACATAATAGACAGGTTATGAAAGCTAAAGATAGAAAACAGATATTAAACGAAATAAACAGGTTGCATATGCTTTTGGAATGGACACGCAAAGCTTATGAAACGTCAGAAAATTTAGAAATCCACTTAGAGAATTGCAACCTTGATTGGGAAAAACAGAGTGTCTTAACAGAGGAACTTGGCTATAAAGTTAGGGATATGGAAACGGAATTAATTAAACTAAACAACAAATTAAACTAAAACATCATGAATAACACTATTATAACACACGATTTAAGTAGTAGAATTAATTACCCAAACCACCATGTAAGGACGTTCAGTAAACAACCTTTAATTAATATACAAAGTAATGTTCCCATTAATGAGGGGGATGCCCTACTGATTAACGGAGAAAGGAGAATTGTAAAACGTATTATATCTAAAGCACCAACTAATGAGGAGATATTCGAGTTAAACGGTAACGAGGGTCTTTATAAAAGGGGGGTAACTGATTATTACGTAATTAGATTAGATGCAGAATATTTATCACCACAACGGAAACTGTTCTACGACTTTATAGATGGTACCCGTAAGAACGTAAGAAAGTAAATACAGTAATTATGGATAAGGACAATTTAATTAGGCTAGTATCTATTACAGAATTATGAAAGATTTAGATAAAACACAGGTTTACGACCTTAGAGGTATAACCGAAGAACAAGCGAAGGAGTTATATGAGTTGCTGTGCTGTTACAATGAAGGATGGAGTAACGGAAATTACAGGTGGATAAGAGAATCTTTTTCATTAGAATTTGCCCGTCCTTTCTGGACACTTAGTAGCAGTAAGCCAACAACACACATTTCAAC